TTATCGGTATAAGAGTGTGTGCGACAAACCGTTCCTAAAAACTATTTTTACTATTCGCTTATCAAGTACCGTTATACCGGAAACTACGGAGGATATGAAGTCTTTCATTGTTTTTTCGTCTGCGGACGCAAGTTTCTTGTAATCCACAAAATTCCCACTATTGATTTCGTGAATCATTAAGAATTGAGAAGCGGTTTTTATAAACTCAATATGATTCACGTTTGCCGAGATTGAATCCTGACTGATTTTCTTAAGGCTGTTTTCTATTTGGATTCGATCAATTTCTAATTTCGATTTCATTTCAAGAAATTCCTTTTCGCTAATTCCATCATCATCGAATAAAAATGCTTTTTTTAGCCGCTCTAATGCTCGGTTTGTTTTTTGCAATTCTTCTTCCAATTTATTTTTTTGACTAATTACGCTACCATCTTGGTCTTGAGTGCTAAGAGAGGATATGCCCAATGAGCTTGTCTGTGCGGAAAATAGATCCATTGTATTCCGCAAACTTTCCTCGGATATCCCGATCACATCAGAAAAATTAATGTGAGAGAGAATGAGTTGCTCTAAGTCGTCAATATTTCTGATATTCTTCCTTTTTTTTGATGCATCAACCATTGCTGCGATATAATTTATTATGAAAGGACCAATATTTACATCGCTAATGTTCATGTTATCGCAGTTGTTCTTTTGGAATTTCCCAGTACATGCATAAGATGACGGTCTGAATCCGTTACCCTTACGTGAGTCTTTTCCTTTTACCTGATAGTTGTGTCCGCATTTCCCACACACAATTAATCCAGCAAAAACATTACATCTATTTCTTATCGTATGGAGTCCGCTTGTGTTACGCAACGCTGCGTTCTCATCCATTTTTTTGTTGACAGCATCCCATATCTTCGGATCAACAATAGGAGGAAACGCATCTTTAATGTAGATGACTTCTTCCGCCGGTTTTTTACGTCCTCGTGAGCTTTCTCGATAATTGTACCGGTAATCACCTCTATTCATTGGATTTCTCAAAAGATCAGCTACAGTTTTTGATGTCCATTCACCGCCTCGTTTTGTAGGGATGTTGTGAGAGTTGTTGTAATTCCTTATAGTGATCGTTGACCCGCCATCTAAATACATTTGATACATAGTTCTCACGTAAGGAGCTTCTTTATCGGAATGTACCGGGCATTTATTTTTTTCATCCCAATCCCATCCATACGGAACCCTTGCCCCATTCCACTGAACGTTCTTCGCACGTCCTATCATTACGTCTTTAACACGCTCTGACGTAAGCTTACGCTCCAATTCAGCGAACACTAATATAATTTTAAGGATAGCTTCTCCGATTGCACTAGAGGTATCAAATTGCTCGTTCAGAGATATGAACGTGACGTTGTTGTACTTGAAATCATCGTACATGAGAGAGAAGTCTACAAGGTTACGAGATATGCGGTCAATCTTGTAAACGATTACATGAGATACTTGCCCGGCTTTTATCTTGTTCATCATTCGTTCAAATGCCGGACGCTTCGTGTTCTTTCCTGATTTTCCCGCATCTTCAAATATCTCTATTCGCTTTTTGTCGATGTGCAATACGTGTTCGCAGTATGCTTTCAATTCTTTCTTCTGGAATGGGAGGGAGTCCTTGTCCACCTGATAGCCAGTCGATACACGGACGTATAGTGCTACTATTTTTTCTTGGTTTTCTGTCATAAAAAATCATCCTCCTTAAAAATGGGTATAAAAAATACAACCAACACAGAACGGCTGTTCTGATTGCATTGGCTGTCCGAAGATGATACAATATTCATTGGCAATTAATGGTATCTCTTCGGAGTACTGGAAGAAACATATTTGCGTGTGTTTCTTCAACATTCCGCTCCTTTTGGCGAAGGGGCGGTTTTTGTTTTATTGACTGTGAGATCTCAAATACATCTCACGGTTAATGTCCATAACTTTGTTCTGCAAGTCTTCGTCTAATGTTTGGAAGTGTCCAGGAATATGTATGCCATTTCCAATAGTTTTGTGAACCATCTTCGCATAGGCATTCAATTCTTTTTGCGTATAATGTGCAAGGTTGTTGTCATAGACGTATTTATTCATATAATGCAACTATCAAATCACTGATTTTTAGGCTTTTTCACGATAGAAATAATTGCAAGTATTGCACAAATTAAGCACCATGCAGACCATATAGTTAAATCACTATAACTTCCTCCCATAGTAAAACCGCAGAGTGCAGCAAGTCCAAACAGCACGATTAATGCAATGTTGCCACCTTTTCCACCGTTTCGTGTAACGATAGATACAATTCCTCCTGCAAGAAGAAGTATAGCAACAATAATTCCAGCCGAACCACCAACTTCTCCATTGTCTTGCAACGTGTTCCCAATTCCTACAGCACATGACTGCATACTGACTACTGCAAATAAAATAATTGACAGTATTCCTGATACAAGTTTCCAAGTTTTCATTTCTTTTTTCCTCTCTTTCTCTTTTGATAAGAACCTGTTCTTAAACGCACCACACGTTTTATATATAATCGCACTAGGCGGTTATACCAATTTAAGTATTCCAGAACAAATGTTTGTTGACATTTATAACTGGCTGAATTATAATAATCTTAGAAAGAACGCCGCCAGATAACGCGAGGGTGTAATCACCAGCAGGCTTGACCTGTGGTAGTCGTGCTGGGGGTTTTTTCTATATCTATATTATCTATTGCAAATCGTATGATCTTTGAAATAATTTTTATCAGGTGCCATTGCATCATCATAATATTTCATGCCATATTTTAGAAGTGTTTTTCCATTATGTCTGTATAAATGAGATTGCAATTTGCGTGCGTAGCACGGAGTTGTGAATCCGAGTCCATTTACTTGGTACATGTTATACATTGATGTAGCACACACATCTGCAAGCTGTAACATATCCCAAGATGATGCTGGTTTTGCACATATCCCACTAAAACGAGATTCAATATTGTTATTTCTGTATGTGATTATTTTCTTTATGTATTCTATTAGTTCTGCATCTCGGTTCGTTCCTCTACTGGATAATACGATATTGGCAGTTCTTCCTGTATCCCTTAATAACCAAGAAGCTCGTTCAATTAAAAATCGACAAATATGATTATAGAAAATCATACTTGGGCGTTGGGTAGGAGCAGAGTGAAACTTCGACAAATTTAACTTATTTGTATCAGCTACTACAGTTATGTATTCAAAATTACATTTAGATAATTCAGATACTGCGTATGCTTTCTTATCAAAACTTATCATTTTTCTAAAATGTATTTCATTGATATTTAATTTTACACGAATATTCTTTATTGTATCTCTGATTTCTTGTTCGTCTTCCTTATTTACTATAGCTCCGGATAGAATAAACCAATCAGATCCTTTCCCCGTTCCTAAATCTCCGGCTTCATCGATATATAATGTGCAGTCACTCAAAATTATTTTCTCCTCTGTTTATAATAAATCTTATATTTTAAGTATTGTTAATTAGCAGTTACAATCTTTATTCTTTGCGTGTATGGGAAAATCTCTGCTGAAACTTCTATGCAGTAATCATGCATATGGTTCTTCATTTCTATCATTTGCACATCGGATTCACTGAAATCGTCACCTAAAATATGTCTTATTTCATGCAAAAACACTTCATGCTGTTTTTCGTAGTTTAATGATGCATCTATGAATATCGTGTAAGAATCATCAGAATTATGTCTTACGCATCCCGGAACACCATAGGATTCATCGAGTATTACTACATTTATATAATATCCTTTGTAATACAATCATTCCTCACCTTCCTCTAATTTTCGCAATTCAGATAACTTTTTGGCGTACGCTATCAATCTGTCTTTATCTGCGGTTTTGTATACGTCAAAGAGAATCTTATCATTGCTGTAGATTTCCTGTGCTGTACGAGCTGTCTCTTCATCAATGTAGTAGCCTTGAGAGGGAGAGTCGGCTTTTGGGTCTTCCCCTGTCATAAGGTATTCAACAGTTACATTAAGAAAATTTGCTATTTTAAGCATTTTTTCAGTATTTGGGTTGCTTTTTCCTTTTTTCCATTCGGAAAACACGGGGGACTTTATCCCAGTCCCTCTTACAACATCCGCTGCTTTTAACCCTTTTTCTTTTAATAATCTCTCAAATATTTCATACATTAGTTACACTCCTCAATAAAAACTAGAAAATCCTAAAAAAGTCGTTGACAAACTAGAGTATCCTAAGTATAATGAGGATACAAGTTAGAAAATCCTAGGTTTTGAATAAATAATTTTGCCTGATTACATTATATAGGATTTTCTAACTAATTTCAATAAAAAGTTAGGATAAAAAGAAAAAGACTTCGTGCGATTACTTTAGCGCATATACGCTCACACAAAGTCTCTCCTCAAAATTTGTTTACCTACGTACACTGCAATGAACCATAACCCAAAGCCGCGATTATTCTCCAAGAGGATTGCACTTCTCTGTGCTTATACCTTGTTTCTGACTAGCGAATTATTACGTGTTTCTCTACACATTTTACAGAAGTTATGGAATCATGCCTAAAGTAATCAAAAAGCTTCTGTGGTGTACCACTCACTTTAGCGGTTTTTGTTCCGCTCAAAACTCAGCCTTACGCATCATGATTATGTAGGAACAGGGCAGATTCAATATTGCTTTCACTGGCAACACCTACTTTCTACCTTAACTAAGGCTAAACTTATTATACAGGATATCCTAGCTATTTTCAAGAAAGGAGGATTGAAATGTACGAAAAATTTGAGCGACTCGTAAAAGCAAGAGGAATTTCTACATATAGAGTTGCAAAAGACACTGGCTTGTCAACAACAGTTTTTTCTGATTGGAAGTCCGGTAAAAGTAAGCCGAAAGTAGATAAATTAAAGAAAATTGCTGACTACTTCGGAGTAACTATTGAGTATTTCCTGGAAGAGTAGAAAGGAGAAAGTAAAAGTAAATGCTTAAAAATCGAATGGTTAAATACGACATTGAACTCGTGCGAGAAATCATGCTGTATCTAAAAGAACTGGATACGGACAAATCAAAAGAGTTGTTAAGAAAAATGATTCGCCCGAATCCACAAAATACTTTATCCGAAGAAGAGTTAAAAATCCGGTGCATGACAAACGAAGAACGGCAGGCTGCTCTCTATGGAGCTTCATTGCCGAAAGATTCTTCAACTTTGAAAACTTTAAGAATGCTGTGCGAATCAACAAAATCTTCCAATTGATGATAGATAGTTTCGCAAGAATTATCTGAATAAGGAATAAGAGATAATTCATTAATTTCTATTTCCCAAAAGAAATCATTAATATTACAGAAATTTGTTGAAATAGTTTGAAGTTTTTTAGCAAACTCAAATTTTGTACATTTTAAAGTCGAGAAATCGCAGTAAATGAAAAATTTCATAATATCACCTCCAGGGTGATTATATCACAGAAAGGAGAAAGATGAACGAATTAGGATATGAACCATTAAAGGAAATTGTTATCCACATCGGAGAAAAAGGAAAGTTTGTCGATACAGAACCGGTAAGAGTTTATGTCGATGGGGAAAAAATTGAAAATCTCCGAGGATTCAAGTTTAAGGCAAAGATGGGTGAATCCCCGGAAATGACAGTGAAGCGAGCTATCTTTTGCAGTCAATCGAATTTGAGTCAGAATGACTGTAATAATCCATCACATCGCCCTGTGCCAGTGCGCAGTCGAGCGAAGGACATTTCTTCAACTGATACAGAGGACAACTCTGATTGTAAACAGTAGTGACTTTGAATAGATTTGGATTCTCAAAATCACTAACGTTTTCAACTTCACATTCGGAAATGAAGCCTTCCGATAATTTGGAACATGTGAATTTAACTTTCTTTTTCACGAAAACGCCTCCTTTCACGGAGGATTATATCACAGAAAGGAAATGTAATGAACGAATTACATATTTTTAATTCAGAAGAGTTCGGTGATATCCGAACAGTAGCTATTGATAATGAAACCTATTTTGTAGGAAAAGATGTGGCAACAGCACTTGGTTATGCGAATCCTAAAAATGCAGTTCCGACTCATGTAAGTGAAGAGGATAAGCTGAGTACCCAAATCGAGTACGCAGGTCAGAGAAGGGAAGTAACAGTAATCAACGAATCTGGCTTATACGCATTAATCTTTGGAAGTAAGCTGGAATCAGCAAAGAGATTTAAACACTGGGTTACATCCGAAGTTCTTCCGGCAATCAGAAAGAATGGAAGTTATCAGCTTGCACCACAAGGCGAAGAGTTACTTGCACTTGCGGTGATTGAAGCGAAAAAGACTATAGACTCTCTGAAAGACCAATGCAAGTTTCTTGGTGAACAGGCTGTTGAAAATCAGAAATTGATTTCCGAGCTACAGCCGAAAGCAAATTATGTAGACAAGATTCTTCAATCGAAGTCACTGGTAGCTATCACACAGATTGCCAAGGACTACGGACTTAGCGGAAGGAAAATGAATCAGATTCTAAAAGAATTAAAGATTCAGTACAAAGTCGGCGGTCAATGGGTCCTGTATTCCAAACATCAGAATAATGGATATGTCCATAGCAAAACAATCAACATCACAAGAGCTGATGGCAGAGCAGACGTTACGATGCAGACTGAATGGACACAGAAAGGCAGACTCTTCTTATATGAAGAATTGAAGAAGCATGGCTATGTTCCGGTGATTGAACAGGTTGCGTAGGAGAAATATGTGGAAGAAAAAAGGAGATTTATAGAAGACAGGCTGAAAGAAGTCGGCATTAACTCTATTGAAGAGTTGAATGCAGCCATAAAAAAGGAAACATTAGATATTTCGCTTATGGTTTCCGGAACAAAGAAGAAGGAGGATGTTGCGGCATGAAAGAATTGGAAGTAGTACAGGTCAGAAAGAGAAAAACGGCGGAACAACCGATGGAGCAACCGGTAAAGAAGCCGGATGCCTACGATAAGGTCGTAGAGAAAGCATTTTGGTTTGTAATAGGATTTTCGATCGCACTGATGGTATGCTGCGTGGCTTTCGGGCAGACATTGTATGCATAAGAAAAGTGCCATAGTGAGGCGGCAACCTCTCAGGCACTTAGCTCAAAAACCAATTAAATAATATCACAAATAGGAGAAAAAGAAAATGGCAAAGGAAAAAATAACGATTACGCCTGATGAGTTTGTCAAAAAGTTCGCAGATGCGGCGGCGGATATGATAACTAATAGCGAGTGTGGCATTGATTCAGCGGCGGGACAAGCTCTTATCGCTGTTTCGCAGGAACTTTTTGCAAGGACGCTCTGCAAATTGTTTGAAATGGAGGAAGAAGATGAAACAGCCGAAGAAGTTGACAAGGCAGAATAAGGTCCTGCTGGAAAAGGTGGGTTTAAACCAGGAAGAATGGATGAACCTACTGGAAGATAATTTGTATCTACACATTGTTCAGAAGCATTCGGGCGAGCGTGTAGTCAAGATTATAGATAAGAAGAAAGGGGATATAATCGGTGGAAATTAAAAAGGTTAAGTTGCTGTCCATACATATTCAGAACTTTAAAGGATGCAAGGATCGCAATATTGAATTTGGTGAAAAGACAAGAATATTCGGTGCAAATGCCACCGGAAAGACAACGATCTTTGATTCATTTAAATGGCTACTGTTTGGAAGAGATTCTCTTGGAAATTCAGATTTCGATGTCAGACCGTTGGACAAGGACGGAAAGATGATTGATAATATCGAGATTTCCGTTGAAGCGAAGATTTCCGTTGGCGGAGATGAATATGATCTGAAAAAGACTCAGAAACAGAAATGGGTAAAAAAACGTGGAACAGGCATTACAGAATTTCAGGGGAATGTGAATGAGTTTGAGATCAACGGGTATCCGAAATCTCAAAAAGAGTTCAAGGAATTTATTGCTGGAATCATTGATGAAGAGATCTTCACTCTGATTACCGATCCTGCAGCGTTCAATGCATTACCGTGGAAAAAGCAGAGAGAGATCCTGATGAAATTCGTTGGAACATTCCCGGATGCGGAGATCGCTCAGACGTTTGGCGAGAAGTACGCAAAACTCATCCCGGAACTGAGAATTGCAAGCACAGACGATATTTTGAAAAAATACACGAAGACAAAAAATGCACTTAATAAGGACATGGTTGAGATTCCAGCAAGAATTGATGAAGCGTCTAAACAGCTTGTCATTGCGGATGTGGGAGCGTTGGAGACTGAGAAAACCGCCAAGGAAGTAGCTCTGCAGAAAGTAGAAGATGAAATCTCAGGCGGTAACAGCAAGTTGGAAGAAATTAATTCCAAACGTGAAGAAATCATGACTCTCAAATTCCATCTATCAGAAATTCAGAATGCGGAGAATCAGAAGTTGCTTTTGGAATCAACTGATATCCGAAATGACTTATCAAGAACGCGGGATACATTGAATGATCTCAAGCGTGATGTATTGAATAAGGAAAGCGAAATCAGGGATGCTCATGTAAAGTATGAAGATCATGAGCGTGAAAAAAATCGGCTTTTGGTTGAATGGAAGTCTAAAAAAGCAAAGGCATATCCGGCTCTTACTCCGTTGGAACCGCTTACGGACGGCTCGTTTATCTGTCCTACTTGCGGACAGGACTTGCCGGAAGAGGTAAAGCAGAAACGTATTGCTGATTACGAAGCTCGCAAGACTGCATATGAAAGCAAGTACGAAAAAGATAAGGCAGAGTTTGAAGAAAACCGTGCTAAAAGGATTTCGCAGATTGAAGCTGATGGAAGGTCAGCTGCTAAATCGAGAGACAAATTTAAAACCTTGGAAGAATCTCTTATCAAAGAAAAAGATGAGCTGACTACCAAGTTGGCAGATGCACAGAGTGAATACGAGATTGTTAAAAAGGCTGTAGACGGAATGCCAAAGGTTGCTGATGTTTCAGAAAATGCAGAGTATAAGGCAACTACAGAGAAAATCTCGGCACTTGAAAAAGAGATTGAAGAAATGAGCAAAGATACTTCTTCGATGGAGTTGAAAGCTCGGAGAGATATTTTAAAAAATGAAATTGCTGAAATTACTGGAAAGATTGCGGCAGCAGACAATTCCAAAGTGAAAGAGCGTATTGCTGAATTGGAGGAAGAGCAGAAAGAAGTCGGACAGAAAATTGCAGAACAGGAACAGATGATCGACCTTGTGGAGGATTTTATTCGGGCGAAAATGAAAATGATTTCTGAAAAGATCAACGGAATGTTTAAGTTGGTTTCATTCAAGCTGTTCGACAATCAGATCAACGGGGGGCTGAAAGAAACTTGTGAATGTACTGTAAATGGCGTTCCGCTTTCAAGCTTGAATAACGGGCATCGGATTGTTGCAGGATTGGATATTATTCAATCATTATCCAGTCTGTACGGTGTCAGTTGCCCTATTTTCGTGGATAATGCGGAAAGCATCAACGACTTCAATGTGCCGGAAATGGATTCTCAGATGATTTGTTTGGCAGTAACCGATGATAAGGAATTAAAAGTAGAGAGCGAGGTTAAATATGATTAAGGCAGAAAGAAACGGGAAAGGAACAGGATCAGTAGAAATCAGCGGTTTCCTGAACGACACTATGAATGAATTTAAGGGGATTTGTCGTGGAGTAAGAAAAATGTTTGCAGATAAGTTCGGAGAGGATGCAGGAGAGAAAGTGTTTAACATTCTTGCAAGCGGAAAGCCTGATGATGAAATCGCAAGCGAGATAAATGAAGTTCTCAAGGATGTTTTTATGGAAAAAGAAAAGAGAATGGATGCTTCTGATGCGATATGGGCGTTATTGAGACACGTGTTTGAATGAAAGGAGTAGGACTAATGTTATATATCAAAGCCAGATATATGAAAGATGGCGTTCAGCATGGGCGTGAATACACGTTCGGTTCAGATGTGATCGTGAAGCCGGGAGAAGTAGTTTCTATTGGAACTGCGAAAGCTGTAGTAACTGCGGTTGATGTTCCAGAGACGGAAATTCTTCCTTTCCGGGAGAAGCTGAAAAAGATTGATGGGAAAGTGGAGGAAGAGTAATGGCAGAGAAGAATGAAGTTGCTCAGAAGCAGGAATTTACAACTGGTTTGAGTCAGTGGACAAATACCATAACTGGTCTTGTCTCAAGGGATTTTGAGCAGAATGGTGTTAAGTATGATGAATATTCCAAACAGTGTGCAATGAACGCTATGGGAGCTATCTTCCAGTTAGTGCAAAATGATGATAAAGCAGATATGGGGAATCTCAACACTTCCAATCTGAGAGAGGTCGTGGCTCAGTGTGCGAGTCTTAAGCTAAACGCCAGTGCAATGCCGAGAGAAGTGTATTTCCAGCTCAGAAACAAGCAGATTGGCGGTCAGTGGTGCAAGGTTGTTGAAATGGGGATTGAGGGAGACGGAAATGACAGTTTGCTCCGGCAGTTCGGAAATAACATTGACACCGTATACCCGGTTTGGCTCGTAAAAGAAGGAGATGATTTTACATATCCTCGCAGACGTGGAATTGAGATTGAGCCTGCGGAGTGGACTCCTAAAGGACTGTCAGACAAGACGGTAAGGGTTGTTTATCCGGTAAAGCTGAAAGATGGAACGATTGATTATCTGATTGCAGAAAGAGAGCCGGTGAGAACGAACCTGATCGCTCATATCAGGAATAATCTGCTGAATGAAACGTTTGGAATTTGTGAGAATCGCTATAAAGCTACTCCAAAACAGAAAGAACAGATCAGGGCAAGGAAAGAGGAAGTTTTATCAGCCATCCGTGAGTGCGAAACTTTGGAAGATATCTTGCGGTGTGAAGCTGCAAAGCCATATATCAGTGCAGCGTGGCTTGATACACCGGAAGCTATGATTGTACGAAAGATGCGTAACAATGCTATCAAGAAATTTCCGAAGAATCTTAACAGCATGGCATCCAGTTCCTTATTGCAGTTGGATGAAACATATAAGACGGCACAGGAAGAGGTTAGGGAAAGCGAAAATTCACAGGAATTTGCCGTGGAAGATGAATCTGTAGTGGCTGAATCTGAAGCTGTTGAGGTAGAAACGCCGGATTTTGCAAAGGAGTAAAGATATGGAATTAAAAGATTTAAAAACAGGAATGGTTGTTGAAACAAGAGATGGTACAAAATACTTGATTGTCAATCAGGATGGAAAATTATACGGTATTGGAATGAACGGCTATATGTCGCTTGATGGAGGATATCCACATAAAAGTGATATGACATGGCCGGATGATTCTGACCTTGATATTATGAAAGTTTTCAAGCCAGCATTAAGAAAATTTAGCATCATGCTTTCAGATGAACGTAACTGTATTTGGAATCGTGAAAAAGTACGAAAAATGACCGCTTCTGAAATCTGCAAAGAGCTTGGATATGAAGTGGAGATTGTAAAAGAATGACAGCTCAAACAAAGTGGTTAAGTGATGCCATTGAGGGTATGAAAAATGGCACTTATGACATGACGGTTGATGGAAAATGTAGCCAGTGTGGTGCGTGCTGTTCGAGATGCCTGCCTTTATCCAGTAAAGAAATCATTACGATTAAGCAGTACATCAAAGCTCACGATATCAAGCCTTACAGACACTTGTTTCCAGTAGCTAAAGAGGTTTACGACCTGGCTTGCCCGTTCATGGACGATTCAAAGCTGAAAGAGAAATGCAGAATCTATCCAGTCAGACCAGAAATATGTCGGCAATTTATTTGTAAAGGCGATAAGAAGCCATTCAGGATGAAAGCCGCAAGGTATGAAGTGGTCGATGTTAGGAAGGAATTTTTCGGTGAGTAGAGAGGTACATATAAAATGCCAAATTGGTGTGAAGGAAGTTTGAAAGTTCGTGGAACAAAAGAAAATATGACGAGATTTATTCTTGAAGGCTTACGTCCAGTTGGATTCCTTGGTGAAGAAAAAGCAAAGCTGCAGCTGGATGAATATGGCGATATTAATTCAAATGAAACATGTTGGATCGAAAACACAAGAAGGGGATTTGTCAAAGGTGTAGAAGTTTATCTTTCTGAATATGAAGATGATGAAACCTTTGTTGAAGTCTTTGATTCCAAGTTTGCATGGGGAATTTCAGCAGATGAACTCCTGAAAACATGTGAAAAATATCATGTTGATATGAAAATTCATGGTTTTGAAATGGGGATGGAATTCAATCAGGACATTGAAATTGTTGATGGAAGAATTCTGAAAGATGAAGAACTTCACTTCGAAAATTATCAATGGGATTGCATCTGTCCAAATATGGGCGGTTGATATGACATCAGAAAAGAAAGGTGTTTTTAGTGGTAGTAAAAACAATTAACTCCGGTTCAAAAGGAAATGGTTATGCTCTGATTTCAGGGGAAGATGTTCTTCTCCTGGAATGCGGTGTGCCAGCAAAAGATATGCTGAAAACGATTGACTATCAGACTTCCAAGGTGAGCGGATGCATGGTAAGTCACGTTCATAAAGACCATGTTGGGTACATCAAGCAGTATATGCAGTATGGTATCAAGATTTACACATCCGATGAAGTGGAGACGGACATTGAAACAGTAATGGGCGAAAAGACTGTAGGGTTACAGCGTATGAGGCGTTATCAGATAGGCTCATTTTCGGTGATACCGTTCCGTGTACCGCATGGAGAGACGGAGTGTGACGGATGGTTGATTGATTCACCTGACGGAAGAATCCTTTTCATTACGGATGCTGAGTATTGTCCGTACGATTTCTCAAAAATGGAAATCAACTATGGACTGATTGAGTGCAACTACTCAGAGGACTATATCAGCCGAGAAGAAGATGGGGCTAAATTCTCCCATGTGCTTACTGGGCATATGGAATTACAAACGTGTAAAAGGCTCATACAGAGCATAAACAGTAAAAGCCTAAGAAGTATAGGCTTGATACACTTAAGTGCAGGAAACGGCAATCCGCAGCGGTTCAAAGACGAGATACGAAGTGTGGTTGACTCAGATGTGAATGTTTGGATTGCCGAAAAGCGTGCAGAGAAAGAGTTTAGGCTTACGCCATTCTAGGAGGAGCAATGATTTACAAAATATTATTAATAATTTTTTACGCTATGGGAGCGACTTTTGATTTTTACATGTATAAAGACACTGAGAATAAAGGATTTTTAATTCCGTTTTTAGGATTCTTGCTCGCAATAATCTTAAGTATCGTAAACATGATTATTTATTTACTTAAATAAGGAGGACTACATAGATGAATAAAACAGTTTTAATGGGGAGATTGACAGCAGATCCGCAGGTGAGATATTCACAGGGAGACAATGCTACAGCGGTTGCAAGATATACACTTGCTGTAAACAGAAAATTTAAGAAAGATGGAGAGCCGACAGCGGATTTTATTCCTTGTGTTGTCTTTGGACGGTCGGCTGAATTTACAGAGAAGTATTTCCGCAAAGGAATGCAAGTTGCTGTCTCAGGGCGTATTCAGACCGGAAGCTACACAAACAAGGACGGAAACAAGGTGTATACAACAGATGTAGTTGTGGAAGAACAGGAGTTTGCAGAAAGCAAAGCAGCCAATCAGCAGAATCAGCAGTCAGCAGGAAGTGGATCAATTCCGGCATCAGACGGGTTTATGAGTATCCCGGATGGAATGGATGAAGAATTACCGTTTAATTAAGGAGAAATAAATGTCGAGCGGAGTAAGACCGGAGTATTGTTGCCATCCCGATTGCTTTCAGTGTCCATATCCTGATTGCAAATACAATGGCACTTTAGCCGGTGAGAGGGTGGACGTTAATATGACGGATGGGATAAGCCGTGAAGAATATATAAGGAGAAAGAATGAGAAGCGGAATGGCTGGAAAAAAGGACTGTTCGTATCCAAATTGCTATGAATGCCAATATGAGGATTGCATTGTTGATAACGTAAATGCTCTTCTTAAGAGAAGACGCTGGAATGCGAATCCTGAAGTTTATAGGCAGAAGCAGAGGGATTATAGAAGCAAGGTGGCAGAATCACTTCCTCATTGTGACGAATGCAATGAATGTACCCTTGTCAAATTAGATAAGGGTACAGGTTTTAAGAGACTGTGCGTCCCAGAAATGCGGTTGATTTTGCAGAAAGTGACGTGCTGTCCGCAGTGGTGTCCGAAGAAAATACCGGTAAAGGAGCGGGAACATCAGAGATATTTACGAAGAAAAGAACTTAAGGCAGGTGAGAAAACTGATACTAATTAGCGATAAAGGGCAGCAGAAAGGTAAACATACTGCCAAAGAGAATTATTGGCAAAAGCAAGGAATTGAGGTCCTGACTATGCCTCTTCCATGTGGTGATTACATTATTGCCAACGAAAAGGTTGCGGATGTAATTAACCGGAAGAAAGAACGTGGGATTCCGGTAAAAAAAATGGATTTCCTCGGAACGTACAATGTGACTGTTGACACAAAGAAAGATATTCAGGAACTTGTGGGGGATATCTGCGGTAAACAGCACGCAAGATTCCGCGATGAATGCATACTGGCTCAGAACAACGGAATTAAGCTGTATGTGTTGGTACAGAATGCCGGTGGCTTGATTCCGGGAACAAAAGATATTTACAATCGGACAATCCGATCTCTTGACGAGCTTTATAGATGGAAAAATCCGAGACTTTTTGTGATGAAGCGTACAGATGATGTGATTGGTCATTACAAGAGCGGAAATCCAATATATAGGCGTACACAGAGGTATCCTGCCGCAACTAAAGGCGAAACGCTCATGAAAGCGTGTAAAACTATGCAGAAGAAGTACGGAGTAGAGTTCGTATTTTGCAGTAACTCTGAACAGGGAGCAAAAGTTATTGAACTGCTTCAACGGGAGGTGGAATAGTTGGCAGAAAAAAGAATGTTCTCCAAACAAATTGTTGATTCAGATGCTTTCTTAGAAATGCCATTATCAACACAAGCATTGTATTTCCACCTATCTATGAGAGCTGATGATGATGGATTTTTGAACAACGCTAAAAAGGTAATGAAGATCATCGGTGCAAATCAGAATGATTACGATCTGCTTGTTGCGAAATCATTTGTCATACAGTTTCCAGACGGGATCTGTGTAATCAAGCATTGGAGAATTAATAATTATTTGAGGAAAGACAGATACACGGAAACGATTTACCAGGAAGAAAAATCACATCTAACAGTGCAACCGAATGGCAGATATTCCTTTAGAAATGCCGTGGAATCTTCGGACGTTTTACCGCTTGGTATACCAGTTTGTAACCGGTTGGATACCCAGAATAGAATAGAGAAGAATAGAGAAGAAAAGAATAGTATATATAGTGCAGAAAAACTGCACGATGAACAATCACTTGATGACTTCTTTGAATCTATTTGGAAGTTATATCCAATCAAAAAAGGGAAAGGGCAGGTATCAACATCAAGGAAGAAAGCACTTCAAAAAATCGGATACGATCAGATTGGACGTTGTGTTGATCGATTCTTGAAAGATATGAGTGACAGCGGTAGAGATCGTAAATATTGGATGCACGGAAGCACATTTTTCAACAGTGGGTATGTTGATTATTTGGATGAAAACTGGGGGCAGGAATCGGAGGACTTAGAAAAACCAAGAGAACCTTGTGACCGTTTTTCCTGTTTGGAATCGAGTTTCCGCAAGCAGTTAGAAGATGCGGGTGCTATTTACGATGGACAAGGACTTGATTATGGAATCTTAAGCGAACATCCTGATTGGTTGAAAAAAATTCAGGAGAGTGGTGTTTGATGTATTACAAATTTAAGCCGGAAGATGCTTTTGATTTCGCCCGATATGTTGGAGAGCCTGCAAGACAACACGGTGATGAATTGAAATTCACAAGGTTCTGTCCGTATTGTCACGGTGGAGATAAAAAGGACAAGAACACTTTTTCCATTAATCTGTCAACCGGTCAGTTTAAATGTTTGAGAGAGAGCTGCGGTGTTACCGGAAATATGATCAGTCTTGCAAGAGATTTTGATTTCAGTTTGGGGCAGCAGGTAATGGAATATTACCAGCCGAAAAAGCAATACAGGAAATTGAAGACACCGGACAAGCCGATTGTTCCAAAAGAGCCGGCAGTTGCTTACTTGGAAAGCAGAAAAATATCTGCTGAGGTTGCTCATGAGTATGAAATTACCACTCAAAAGGATCATGACAACATACTCGTATTTCCGTTCTATGACGGAGATGGGAAGATGCAATTCGTCAAATACCGCAAAACCGACTTCAACAAGGAAGTAGATAAGAACAAGGAATGGTGTGAACGCGATTGTAAGCCGATATTGTTTGGGATGAAGCAATGCAAGGACTTCACAAGGCTTGTGATTACGGAGGGGCAGTTAGATAGCCTTTCCGTAGCGACAGCCGGTATAAAGAATGCCGTGAGCGTTCCGAACGGAGCAAAGGGATTTACCTGGATTCCATATTGTTTTGACTGGGTGAACAAATTCCAAGAGATTGTAGTGTTTGGAGATTTTGAAAAAGGGCATATGACATTGCTACCGGAATTGAAGGGAAGATTTCCAAACAAGATTAAACACGTCCGGGAAGAGGACTATAAGGGCTGTAAAGACGCAAATGAGCTGTTAATGAAGCATGGACATGAAGATGTTCGGCTAGCGGTAGAAAATGCCGAATTTGAGCCTGTGAGGCGTGTTAAAGAGCTGTCTGACGTGCAGGACGTTGATATATACAGTTTGAAAAAGCTGGACTCTACGGTCAACGAGTGCAATCGCCTGTTATACGGTGGCATTCCTTTTGGCGGTGTAGTTCTTATTACTGGAAAGCCGGGTGAGGGAAAGTCAACACTTGCAAGTCAGATTGTAGGCAGGGCGATTGAGACCGGACATAAGGTGTTTGCTTATTCCGGTGAGCTTCCAAACTATTTGTTTAAAGCGTGGCTTGATTTTCAGATAGCCGGTCCGCAGCACATCATCGAAACAACAAACAGATTTGGAGATGTTTCAAGAAAGATTTCCAATCAGAATCAAGAGTTGATTAATGCCTGGTATCGAGGAAAAGCGTTTATTTATGACAGTTCGATTGTCGATGGAGATGAGAAAGAGGATCTGTGCAAAACCGTACAGCAAACGGTTCTACAATACGGAATAGATGTTGTTCTGATTGATAATTTAATGACTGCGATTGATTTAGATGCAGAAAAAGGAACTGATAAGTACGAAAAGCAAAGTCTTTTTGTGAAAAAACTTGCGAGGATGGCATTGCAATTCGATGTATTGATTTTGCTTGTAGCTCATAAGAGGAAGAACAATTTTTCCACGAATGAGACAGACGAAATCAGCGGTGCAGGAGACATATCAAATCTTGCTTCACTGGTGATTGGATACAGCAAGGATAACGAATTGAGCAATGCGTATCGAAGAGTCACAGTCCCGAAAAATAGATTGTTTGGGAAAATCAATACAAAAGGATTTCTCGTCATGTATGATGAGCGATCCAAGAGAATTTACGGTGAAAATGATGATTTAACCGTAGAGTATGGATGGGCGAAACAAGACGGATTCAGCGAGGCGGATCAACTAAAGATTCCGTTTGAGTAGGTGAGAATATGACGGAAGAAGAAAGAAAAAAGTATTACAAAGTGATTACGCAGAATTGGCTTGCATTCAATGAATTTCTGAAACATGGAGATTTTTCTGATGATATTGAATGCGAAATGTCAGAGGTGATTCATAAAATCTACGAAAGTAATGGAAAAACAAGTTTTGCGAAGAGCATATGTCTAGCAATCCTTGATGAAATAGAGAGACTTTGCAAAGAGAAACGAGGTAAGTAATGAAATACAAAGCAGGAGATAAGGTAAGAGTCAGAAAAGATTTAGTGGTTGGAAAAAGATATGGTTGTTATCCGGCTGTGAGTAAAATGGTTGAAAAAAGTGGAAAAATCGCAACGATTCGTACTGTTCATAGTGATTTCTATGAAATTTACAAGGACGTGTATAGTTGGACAGACGAAATGTTTGAACCAGTAGAGGAAGAACTGACAGCAGAAGAAGCAATCAAGGTATTGGCAGATATGTGCGCAAGAGAGTGCAAAAATTGCGAGTTAGGAAAACTCGTTAAAGAATCTAGATATTCGTTTTGTTCGGCTTACAGAAGAGAACATCCTGACAAAGTGATTGAAATCCTCAAACAGTTTAAGAAAGACCATGAGAAGAAAGTGGTTGAGGTTACACAGAAAATTTATTGCCTTGTAGTGGATGAAGAAAGAAAAATCGTGCATGAAGAAGAAATTGGAAATAGTGATTCTTGCATGGATGTGCTGAAAAACTACTGTGAAAATCACGATGGGAAATTCTTCTCGCTTATGGAATTTAGATACGAGGTGAAGCAATGATGAACACAGGAGAAAAGATAGATTACATGATTCAATGCTTACAGGTGGCGAAAGCTGAGTGTGAGTATTTGGACGAATGGAATGCCAAAGACTGGGAGGATGACCGAGACATGCAATGGTTGTGTTCCAACAGACAGCCAAATAAGTCGCTGATTAAGGACAACCTTAGAAATGCAGCGAGAATGGGATTCCAGCTTGCGAATGAGGTGAAGTGATGGACGTTAAAGTACATGAGGACTATGTAAGCATCGACAGAGAGAATCTTGAAGTGTTTAATAAGACAGGCTTGAAACGTTCTAGCGAGAACCGTTTTCGCTGTGTGATCTGCGGAGAACCAGCTTGTATTAACAACAGTATGAGTAACTGTGGACACAAACTGATATGCAATTGGTGTGCAGCAAGAACATTTCGCAATGCTGCAGAAGCGTTTGAGTGGATGAATAAAGGAGATTGAAGATATGACAAATAAAATTTTAGAAGAAAAAGTACGAAAATTAGAAGATGAATTACGTGAAATAAAATCAGAGTTAAAGGGTGAAAAATTTCGTAGTCTTGAAATTGGAGACACGTTCGAATTAGCTGGACTTACATGGAAAATGCTGGATAGGACAGATAAAGGTATTGTTTGTTTAGCCGAAAGAATAAAAGATTCTTTTAATTTTGGGACAAACAATGATTGGAAGGAAAGCAGTATTAGAAAATATCTCAATAAAGAATTCTATGAAAAGCTGGTTGATGAAATTGGAGAAGATCATGTAGTTGCATTCGAGAGGGTGTTAACCTCATTAGACGGACAGAAGGAATATGGATCATGTGAAGATAAGGTATCGATTATTAGTCTTGATGAGTACAGAAAATATCGTGAATTAATTCCAAATGAAAAATATTGGTGGTGGACTTTAACTCCTGACAGTACAAAATGCAATAACGATACTTCATGGGTTCGTATTGTTTCTCCGTCCGGCTATTTCAGCAGTAATTACAGCAACGGCAGCGGCGGTGTTCGCCCATTTTGTATCTTTTCTTCTCCACTCTTTGAATCTTGTGAGGAAGATGATGACTAATGGCGGAACTTGATTAAGAGATAAATTACAGAAAGGAGCAGGAGATTTGCTGGCCAGCATGAAAGGATCCTTTGCTCCGAGTAAATATGGAACAGAGAAGGAAGAAGATAAAGTGTGAAATATGGAAAGATATACCTGAGTACAAAGGATTTTATCAGGCATCGAATCTTGGAAATATCCGGTCTTTGGACAGAAAGATATCAAAGATTGGGAATGGAGGTGTAAACGTAACCAGTTTTATGAAAGGACGTGTGCTTGCACAAAGAATACAAAACGGAGGCTATCCAATTGTTAGTATAAGCGTAAACGCAAAAAGAAAGATATGTACAGTTCACAGATTGGTTGCATCAGCGTTTTTAGACAATCCTGAAAAGTTTAGGGACGTAAATCATAAGGATGGAAATAAAAGAAATAATTATGTAGAAAATTTGGAATGGACTTCGCATGGGGAAAATATAAAGCATTCCTACAACGTTCTTAAGCAGGCACGGAATTGCAAGCCAATAAAATGCGTCGATACCGGAGTTGTTTATAGTTCATGCAAAGAAGCAAGTGATTTAACCGGAATTAACGTTGGTAGTATTAACCATGTAATTACTGGGATTGCGAAAACGGCAGGAGGCATGAGATGGGAAAGAGTATGAAATGTGAAATCTATAGAGACTCGATGCAAAATTTTCGCCGTTATGGAATACCGAAAGCGCAACTGATTATAGCAGATGTGCCATACAATGTTGGAAGCAACTTCTATGGAAGCAATCCAATGTGGTATGTAGGTGGGGATAACAAAAACGGTGAAAGCAAACTTGCAAAGAAAGCAGCATTCAATTCTGACTTTAATTTCAATTTATATGAATACTTCCACTTCTGCTCGAAGATGTTGAAGAAAGAGCCAAAGAAAGCCGGTAGACGTGGAAGAAGTTCTGATGCACCGTGCATGATTGTATTTTGCAGTTTTGAGCAGATGAGTACATTGATCAATGCAGCTAAGAAACATGGTTTTAATAATTACATACCGCTTGTATTCGTGAAAAATTATAGCCCACAGGTATTGAAAGCAAACATGCGTGTTGTGGGTGCTACGGAATATGCACTGGTATTATACCGGGATAAGTTGCCGAAATTTAGAAACGGTGCAAAATTTGACGAAAACGGTAAGACGATTCGAGGTACCGGACATATGGTGTTTAACTGGTTTAAGTGGGAAAAGGACGGGAAAGAGATACCTAAAATCCATCCAGCACAGAAGCCGGTTAAGGTGTTGGAGCAACTGATCCAGATATTTACGGATCCGGGGGATGTGGTTATTGATCCTTGCTGCGGTTCCGGTAGCACATTGCGAGCTGCAAGGAATTTAGGTAGAAGTGCTTACGGATTTGAAATTGATCGAAATTTTTACAGTAAAGCGAAAAATGAGATGTTGAATGTTGAAGTAGATCCGCAGATGAGCATTACTGATTTTATCGGAGGTACACAGTGAAATTTATAGATTTTTTCGCCGGAATAGGTGGTTTCCGAAAGGGAATGGAACTTGCTGGACATGAGTGTGTTGGTTTTTGTGAATTTGATAAATTTGCGACTGCAAGCTACATATCCATGCATCTTCTGACAGATGAGCAGAGAAAAGTACTGGAAGAATTACCACTGAAAAAGCGACAAAAGGAGATTTTAAAAGATGAATACAGAAACGGAGAATGGTACGCAAATGACATTAGACGAGTGTATACCGGAGACATTCCGAAAGCAGACTGTTGGTGTTTCGGATTCCCATGTTTTGCCAAAGGAACTTATATTCTTACAGAAAAAGGATATATCCCAATTGAAGATGTATCTGTCGGAGATAAAGTCCTTACGCACAAAGGAAGATGGAGAAAAGTCACAGCAACAATGCACAGGGACGGAGCAAGACTCTGGGATGTCAATGGATTCGGAATATTGCCAACAAGAACCACGGCAGAGCATCCGTATTATGTCACTAAACCAGATCAGCCAATGGAATTCAAAAAAGTGGAACAACTTGATGACAGTTGGTATTCCACAATGGTTTTGCCTGATGCAGAATCCGATGGATACAGCAAGGAAATGTGGTGGATTATCGGACGTTATCTTGCTGATGGGTGGAGAGTTGAAAGAAAAGACAGACCAAGTGGAGGAAGAATCGTGTTCGCAATCAGCGATGATAAGAGGGCAGAATTCGAACAGCGATTGCGAGAAGCGAAACTACATGGAACTTACACAAAAGAACGAACTTGTGGAAAGTATCATGTGTGCAATAACCAATTATACGAATACCTTGAAAAGTTCGGAAAATACGCACATGGAAAACGAGTTCCAAGAGAAGCATTGTGTTTGCCACGAGAGAAAGCAAAATACTTCTTCGATGGATATATGTCCGGTGATGGAAGAAGTGATCGAGAAGAAGCAACATCAACCAGCGCAGCACTCGTTCTTGGCATGTGCATCATTGCACAGCGACTTGGAAAATCTGTTCCAGCTGTTTACTACACTAGAAGAGATGAAAAATGTGTTATCCAAGGAAGGGAATGCCGACAAAGAGATACATATACATTCCGAATCTCTAGTAAATCAGTTAAAGGACATTATCGTGCAAGATATGTTTGCAGAGAATTGTATCAGCCAACAGAATCTGATGATTTTGGAACAGTGTATAACATCAGTGTTGAAGAAGACAACTCATATGTTGCAAACGGAGCAATTGTCCACAATTGCCAAGATATCTCAGTTGCCGGAAAGCAACTTGGATTTCAAGGAAACCGTTCAAGCTTGTTTTTCAGAGTTATGTACCTTATCGGACAGCTCAAAGAAGAAGATAAACCCACTTACCTTTTCATTGAGAACGTTAAGAATCTGCTTAGTGTTAATGGAGGATGGGATTTCGCCAGACTGCTCATTGAAATGGAACAAGCAGGGTATGATGCAGAATGGCAAGTACTCAACTCCAAAGATTTCGGAGTCCCACAAAACAGAGAAAGGTGTTTCATTATCGGACATCTTAGAGGGAGAAGTACCGCAAAAGTATTTCCTGTCGAAAGAGCAGACGGAGAAAATAGTATTCAAATAATAGGTCACAGGGACGGTTACAGAAGAAATACGCAGGTATTTGCACAAGATGGAATCACAGAAGCATTAAGCACTTGTCAAGGCGGCGGAAGGCAACATGGTGCCTTGCCATGCTTCATTGACTTGTGTCATGAAGGCTCGAAGATGACGGAGCAGGCACGATGCCTGAAGGCAAGATATCACAAAGGAGCATCGAACCACGCAGGGCAAGATAGCGGAATTGCTATTCCGGTATTAACACCAGATAGGGCAGAAAAACGTCAGAACGGACGGAGATTCAAGGAAGACGGAGAACCAATGTTTACGCTTACGGGACAGGATAGACATGGAGTAGGAATAGAGCCGATCGGAGTACTACGGAATGTTCGTAGTGATTACGGAAAAGAAATCCGCAAAGATTATGAAGCTGGAAACATCAAAATCTCCAGACATGAATTCCTCGAAAGCGAAGTCAGAGATGATGGAGTAGTGAATACATTGTCCACCGTCAATAAAGATAATCAGCTTGCAGTAAAAGTAACAGAAGCGACAAAACAAGGATATTCGGAATGCAGAGTTGGTGTTGATAGCGTAAATTTGGCTGTACCAGGAAGTAAAACGAGAAGAGGTAGAGTAGGGCATGACATAGCAAATACGCTTGATACCAGTTGCAATCAAGGGATTTTCGTACAAGTGTCGGAAGAACTGACCGTATATGCTGTCTGGTATGAAAAATATCAATGCTACATAGCAATCCGGCGATTGACTCCGAAAGAATGTTTCAGACTGCAAGGGTGGACGGATGATTATTTTGAAAAAGCTGCGTTTGTAAATTCTGACAGTCAGTTGTACAAGCAAGCCGGAAATGGAGTTACTGTAAATGTGATCGAAGCGATTGCGGAAAGGATGAGAATTGATGAACATTAAATTAAAAGAGATAGACAAAGACACATTGAAAGTCGGGGATATTGTTGGTGTTGCGAGAGACGTGAGTTGTGGATGGCGTTCATCATTCCGGCATCAGTTAATTACTCCGGCAAAAATCACAAGAATCACTCCAAAGCGGACAAAATTCTTTACTGATAAGTTTGGAGAACATGACAAAAATGAAATTTTTTATGAGTGTGATGAAAATTCGGAAAAAGAAAATGAATTAGCTATCATGTTTGAACAATTTAGAGATGGAAGATATGCGTTTGAGGATTTTAATAGGAAATACGGTCTTGATTCGATTGGTGATGAAGATTTGATGGAAGCAGCAGATCACATGAAAGCAATTACAGAGATTTTGCAGAAGTACAAAGAATAATAAGCGAAATATCAGTAATTGAAAGGAGAAAAGCAATGTTTACACGAGAAGATAGAGGAAATTTTTGGATATTGAACTGGTTAGATGAATTTATGATAGGACATAACGGATTCATTTGTGGTGGCTGTTTCAAAAACATTTTCAATAAAGAGAATGTAAAAGACATTGATATGTTTTTCGAGAGCGAATCTGATTACGAAGATGCAGTTCAGTATTTTGACTCAATGACTCCCGGATATGAGGGCGATGATAAACGGAGTGAAGAGTATACGTTCTATTACGAGAACGACAATGTAAAGGCGTATAAGCATATAAGAACAGGCGTAAGGATTGAATTGTGTTCAAAGATTTTTGGAAAACCAGAAGAAATATTAAGCCAGTTTGATTTTAGCATTACGAAATTTGCGTACTACAAAGCAATCATAGAGGATGAAACAGGCGCAGAGCGTGAAGAAGAGCCGGATCCATTCAATGAAGACATCAAAACACATATCGAATACCGTGTAATGTATACAGAAAATTTCTTTCAGCACTTGCATATGAAGAGGTTAGTGACAGATGGAAATATTCCGTATCCAATGAGTACGTTTGAGAGAATGCTGAGATATGCAAAATACGGATATTTCCCTTGCAGAGAAACGAAGATGAAGATTATTGAAGCAATAAGAGAACTGGACGAAAGGGAAGTTGAATTATCTGAAAATCTTTATGATGGGATTGATTAAAAACAAATAACAGCACCTTGACAATTGAATATTGATGGTTGGAATGGTATAATTTTCGTATCATTTATTATAGGAGATAGGAAATATGCTAGAAAAGATAATACGATTTTTTGACGAACATCCGATAATATTTTTTATATGCGTGTTTTTGGGATTGATAGTAGTGCCTACTGCGATTATTCATTTTGTTTATATAATTCCTACAGAGTCATGGTGGTCTCAAGTAACTATTCCAGCAGGAAATATGTTGGCGTATATAGGAACTGTATTAACATTTTGTGTGACATTCATGTTGAGTATGACAGTGTATCTGTCAAATAAACGACAAAATGATAGAACACAAATTTCAAACAATAAAGCCATGTTTGTTGTAAATAATGAACAAAAAGTAAAGATTGATTTTCTAAATCCTGGTACACGAGAAGTTGATGACATTTTTATTGAAATGGAATTAAAATTGTTATCAAATGTTATGATTTCAAAATTGAAAATAAAACATTTGTCCATATATGATATTGAGCATCCGAGAGAAAAAGAAAAACAATTTTATAAAGAATACGAAAAAGAAAAAAATGTTAATTTTCAATATGAAGATAAAGAACACTTAATAATAAATTTTGATTTGCAAGATGAGAAAGCTGAGAATATATTAAAAACAGCAGAACAATTATGTATAGGCTTTGATATAGATGCTATATGTGAAAACGTAAAAACGAAATTGACTGTAAATATAAGTTGCACATCTTATCAGAAAGTAGGTAAAATTTCTTTCAAAGCCAGAAAGGAATGCTATATAAAAAATTCCAATTCTTTTCTACACAAAGCAGAAATTATTTAGAATTTACCAACCATCAGTATTCGGTGGTTGGTATTTTTATACCCATTTTTAAGGAGAAAGGAACGAATTATGAAATTAACAGGAATAGCAAGAGAAGATTTAGAATCTAAAGGATTGGTACTTAAAAATAAAATCGAACTTAATTGTAGAGGAACGGCAATCCCGGACATTTATACAGAGAGAATCGGAAGAAAGAATATTGATACAGGCGAACTTGAGTCGTTCTTCAAGGTAGATAATGAGAATGGCAATACGGATGAATTTGATAGATTTAGAGAGAATGTCACATTGCTGGAAAAAGAGCATACGGTTTTTAGCCGAGAAACTTTGGAAGAAAAGCACGTTATTGATTACTATGTGCCGTATGATATCCAGGAAAGCAGTAAAAACAAGCCTACGGTGACAGACGAATTCCCGGAAAATGCGATTTTGGTGGATGGTTATTATGAGTGCGAATACGAATTGCTTCTGACTTGTGGAGATGGCACAAGAAGAATTGTGATTTCACAGAGGACGGTCAATGTACCTATGATTTCGTTGTTGTCAAATATTGAGAATGAAATAAGAGATATTCTGGATGGCTTTCCAGACGAAGAAAACAATTTCACAGATGCGTTGGAATTAGCAGATGAAGCAGATGAGCATTATGAAATTAAGATGTTTGATGAATACGGCATTCCGGCAAACATTGAGATTAACCATGCAGGTGATTTTGTGAACATGATCGTGTCAGCTAGACAGATTAAATGCGAATATAAGCAAGGGGAATAATGATGGGATGCAGAATTGAATGTGTAGTAGATAAGAAGAACGCCTGTTGCTGTCTGGAATGCGGAGAATATGAATGCTGCGATATGTATTGTGATTCTCTGGACAGCTACGAATATGCGGTAGACTGCCCGGATTATGTAAAGGAGAATGAAGATGAAGAAAGAATCACTGATTCATAGAATCCTGAGGAAACTCGGATTCATTAAGGACATTAAGGATGATAGGGAATTGAAAATGGAGATGTGCAAAAGAGCAATAAAGGCAAATGTATGCCCTAAGAATTGCGATATGTGTGCATGGAATACGAAAGGTGGAGTTAGTTATGAGAATCATTAGCCAGGACAAAAAATTTGATTTGCCTTACGGAGAAACAACGTTACAAGCTTTAGGTGATGGGAGAGTAATTGCTTTTTCATTGAGCGACCTTTTAAGTGATGCTTTTATGATAATGGCTAAGTATTCCACGGAAGAAAAAGGAATCAAAGCTATGGAGATGTGCAGAAAGCATTATGCAACAGCGGAATACAACAGACGTATTATTCCAAAGGGAGATACGCTTGTGGATATGGAAATTGCAAAAGAATTGCTTACATCTGGATTTATATTCCAGTTTCCAGCAGATGAAGAGGTGGAAGTATGATGACACTGGAAGAAGCAATTGCTCATGCAAAAGAAATGTCTGAAAATCAATATGTATGCGAAGAATGTCAGAAAGAACACAGGCAACTCGCAGATTGGTTGGAAGAACTTAAATCATTGAGAGAAAAAAGTAAGTGGATTCCATGCAGTGAGAGGCTGCCGGAGAATGCAATGAATGTAATAGCACAATTTTCAGATGGCACAGTAACAGAATTAAGATATGCAGGAAATGGTATTTTTGAAGGGATTTATGAGTATTCAACAAGAGTAATTATTGCCTGGATGCCATTGCCGGAACCGTATAAGGAGGACAATTGATGGAAGAATTAAAACCATGCCCTAGATGTGGAGCGAAAGCATATCTTTCAAGAGATGTGGCAGACGGATTTTATTTCGGATGGTCGGCTGGCTGTCCGAGATACTGCCACTACGATGGAATACACGGAACAACAATAGACACAGCCGAGGAAGATTGCTATGCGGTACATGGAGCGAATTCCAAAGAAGAAGCTGTTGAGAAATGGAATAACCGTGTTGAGCATCTGAAAGAACGCGATCAACAGATAGGTTATGAGAAAATCTTCGAAGAAATGCAAATGAATTCATTGAGATAAAAGCGAAGAGCTTCGAAGATGAAGGAGGAAAAGATGCTGAAACCAAAAGTAAAAGCCAGTGAGTTTGAGAAGTTCGGATTCAAACGGTGTAGAGGACTTCCGAAGCAGGCAGAATGCTATTATCTCTGCGTGGCAAGAGGATGTAAGATGTTATTTGTGAGCGACATACATTTTGCCATGATGGATTGGGATAAGAGTGATCCACGGATACATAAAAATGCAAATTGCCGGTACAGTGACAAAAGAACAGCACTGGATATAATCTACGGACTGATTAAGGCAGATATGTTGAAAAGTGAATGGGAGTGAAGAAGATGAGACTGATTGATGCTGATGCAGAAATTGAAAAAATGAGTGAAGAAATGACTAGAGCAATGGCAGAGATTGCAAGATGGGAACAGAGAAAAACAGATGCAGATACTACTTTATATGACATTGAAGCAAAAATTGTGCAATTACAAAAAAATATTGTTGACTGCAATAAGGAAATTAAGATTTTGAGATTGTATAATACAGCCTATGATGTGGACAAGGTTCTGAAGCAGTTGGAAGAAGAATTGAAGCTTGCTGACGAAGAAAAACAAAGATGTGCAAGAGAAAATCCATTACAGTTCGATTCGGCAAAAGGATATGCGAGCGGGATTGCAACTGCGATCGAGATCGTGAAAGGCGGTGGAATAAATGAATAGAGAGATTCTTTTTAGAGCGAAGAAAATAGACGATGGCGAATGGGTAGATGGATATTTGTTTGACGATGGCTACCCAAAACCTAGGCACGTTTTTGTAGGTGGTTTGGTGATTAATGAATACAAAGGAACGGCTTGTGATGAATGGGATATTAATGCAATTGATTTTGCGGATGTTAAACCGGATACGATTTGCCAGTACACAGGACTGACCGACAAGAACGGAAAGAAAATCTTTGAGGGAGATATATTAAGAGGATTTCAATATCCATTCTGTCATGATGAAGAATACAACTATTACGCAGAGATTATTTTTGCGAATTGTTCTTTTATGATTTATACACACAAAAATCCATCATCTTGTGTTAGAGGAATATCTGATGGGAATACAGAATTGATGGAGTGTTGGGTAAGTGAGGATTGGGAAGTTATTGGCAATATCTATGACGATCCTGAACTGTTAGAAGATAAGGAGAATAGCAATGGCAAAGATATTTAAAGTAAGCGGATATTTGGTGGACGTTGAGGGAGATATTGATGCGAGTGAGGTTGTTGCGGAAATCAGTTTCGGTTTAGATGGGATGATAAACCAGCACATCCATGTAGAAGAAGCAGATATTGGACGTTGGAGTGATGAAAATCCATTGAATTACGGCAACTGCGATCTTGCGGAATGCGAGAAGCATTTCAAGAGAAAAGTTCCAGTAGATAACGACAGGAAAGTTGAGATTGGTAAGATCTACAGACATTTCAAAGGGCATACGGTTAAAGTGATCGCAGTCAGCCAGGATACAGAAGCACCGGGACAATTCTATGTAGTATACGAATGTGAGGACGGAGCAATTTGGTGCAGACCTTATGGAATGTTTGTGAGCGAGGTCGATCATGTAAAATATCCGGACGTGCAGCAGAAATACAGATTTGAATTAGTGGAAAAGGAGAGGGGCAGGTAATGACTAAAGACATTTTAGATAAGGCAAAAGAATTGGAAAGAGACATTGAAAGTCTTAGGATTTTAATTAAAGAGAAGGAAAGCGGGGACGGATTGTGCGTATCCAGTTCATTCCCTTACAATTACGGACAGTCAGTCCGATTCCAGAAAGAGTTGTGTGACTGGATGAAACAGAAAAAATCAGAGTATGAAAAAGAATTGGAGGCATTGTGAAGTGTCTGAGAAAATGACAAATGCTGACCGCATCAGGAAAGCGACAGACAAGGAACTGGCTGATATGCTGTGCGAAATAACAAGATGCTGCTCCGACTGTATAGCACAAGAAACGTGCTGCAAAGGGCATACAGGCTATGAAGATTGGCTTGCATCAAAAGAATGGAGTGATTTTTCATGAAACGAAGTACGGAAGAAAGAAGTTGTCCAGCTGAAATGGACAATAATTTTCAGACGCATTATAAACGGCTTGAGAAGACAAGACCGCCAATAGAAGCGTTGAGGAGGTTCAAGACTCCAGCGTATGAGGCTGTAACCAGGCAGCAAAGAGCATATTTAAAGGAAGAACCAGATGAGTGACTGCGTAGACATGGAATAGATGTTAGAACTGGAATAGTGGAATAAAGTGTACTGAGGCAGATGATTGATAAGCGGTCATCTGCTTTTTCGTGAAAACGCTTGACTATCGGGAATCAATGTGATGTAGTATATATAGGTTAAGGAGTGTTTTAAAATGGAGGTACAAAAATGCGAAATGTGACAGTTTTAATTAAAGATGCTATGATGGATGATGATTATAAGTTAAAGGTTAATTTGCTTATCGCCGGACTCATGGGCGAAGAATTGGACGTGGATCAGGAAAAGGATGATAACAGGCGGCATATGCTGAAAGAGATATCGTACTATTGCGATAATGCGAATGAATCAGGAGAAAAGAGTGACTACTTAAAGAGGACTTCCGAAAGGATAAAAAGATATTTGGGTTGATTGACGAAGAAGAATGGTAGGTGTCTATTTTTAATGAAGAATAGGACAAAAAGAGCTTGCATTGACTGTGGTAAGGCTTTCTATGGCGATCTCGATAAATTGTACTGTGACGAATGTGCAAAAAAAAGAAAGTCTGATGTAATGAGAATCAGGACGTGCAAGATGTGTGGAGCCGAGTTTAGTGGTGGACCAAGGGCGTTTTACTGCCCGAACTGTAGGGTCGTAAGGAAAAGGGATGCCGAAAAGAGACACAGAGAGAAAGGAACTGCAAGACCGATCGGGAGTGTCGCAAAATGTGAATGGTGTGGTGTGGAATATGTAGTAAATTCCGGTCGTCAAAAATATTGCTCAGATGAATGCCAACGTGAGGCGGTATTGGAATGGCAGAGAGATCATAAGCAGAGGTATAATATAGAATCAGGTCAATATGATAAAAAGATAGAGAAACGAAAGAATAGTCTTAAAATCTGTGTATACTGCGGAAAACAGTTTCATTCTGATGTTGCAACAAATCTTTGCAGTGATTATTGCAGGAGAAAGCAGAAACAAATTCACATGAGGGTTTCAGATGCAAAGCGTGGAGTAAAATCCAATATTGAGCAGTTGATGCAAGAAAGAAATGATTATAGGAAAAGTATAGCGGAGAATTAAAAAGCTCTGTCCAATGTGGCAATTTACTATTGCGTTCCAAAAGTCCGAAGGGTGGCGTTTTTAGGGCGTTTTTAGGGCAAGAAAATCTCCCGGAAGAGTTTCCGCAAAAAAGATGTCGGTACTTTTTCAGGAGGTCTAAAATCTGGATGCTGAAAAATGAGTCAATTTCAGCGTCCTTTTTTGATGCGATTTTGCTGTGTGAATAATACTATAATAATGAGCCGTGATATCGCTGTGCGTTCGTATGCGACTGAATTTGATGCCTTTTAAGCATATTTGATAATTTGCTCGCCTATTAAATAAAATGCCTTAAACCGTCAAATACAAGCTTATAATCGTATTTAGCATATCACGATTAAAATATAAATTCAATTCCATTTTTGTCCGATCCATGGTATTATACACTCATAAAAGGAGATTAGGAACATGGATAAAAAGCAAATCTGCATCAAATTCGCTCGGGAGGTCTGCAATATATTGGATATATCTGTACCAGCTATTAAATTCGTTCCATCTGATCGAATGCGGACCAGTACACAAATAGCAGCATTAACACCGGATGCGGTATTGGTCCGGAATGATGTGACCGTATCGCCTGAGCTGTTCTTTGCGATCTCTCACGAGCTGCGGCATTCTTATCAGATCGCCAACGGTGCAGACCTGAAAGGATACCAAGCAAGCGATAAAATTAGCGTCGAACAGTACAATCTGCAATCGCTGGAAGTAGATGCAAATGCATTTTCCGCTCTGGTTATGTCTGACTTCTTTGGAATTGTTCCACGTTTTCAGAATCTGCCGGAATCCGTCCGGAACGCAATAAGCAGCCGTATGGAACAGATACGAAAAGAATACGAGTAAACACTAATAAGCCAATCCCCAAAAGTCGGTGTTGGCTTTATTTTTACAAAATATTAACTTCTGCCCGGTGCGGAATATGCTGCAACAACTCCGCTGGATTGAGATGTGACCGGGGCATCGTCCCAGTGTATACAGTCACACTTTTCGTTTTTGACTGACTGGCACAGGTTCAGCCATTCTTTTTCTGTGATTTTCATTTGCGTTTTCGTCCCCTCCCGTCCGTTTTTTGTACTGGAAAAAGCCGGAAATTATCCGGCTAATTCCTTTCTAATCTTTTCGGCTACTCTTTCTATGTCTTCGAGTAGCTGCACTACTTCACTGGCAGAATCGAGATCGCTTTTCTGCCAGCTCTGCAGGCTTTCTTGTCTGCATCCGGCTGTTAACTGGATTAACTGACACAACCGGCGTGCTTCCGTATCGGTCAATATGATTTTTTTCATGGCTGTACCTCCTTTCATATTTTTTATAAAACCGCTCCGGGGCAATGCTCCCCGGTACGCTGTCGGCGGTGGTTAACATAAATAATTATTTTTCACAAATTTAATGCGTTCTTTAAGAGCGAGCGGTTTATATACTTCTTTTGCATTTGGGTTTGGTCTATATATGTGTATTGTTTCGCCATCATTTAGGAAAAAGCAATTAACGATAGATCCATTTGAAAGAGCTTTAAACGGCTTTGCATTCTCTGGAATGTCTGAAAGCTTCCAAAATCCGCCGCCGCATCGGTCTTCTATAGTGTGCGACATGCTAAAACGTCTATATTCTCCATGCTGTTCTGATTTGCTCACTTCTTCCAGCTTGTAAGTGAATCCGAGCATTTTAGAAAATCTTTCTAATTGCTCCGCGGTGTCCATTTCAGCGAAATAATGAAAACCGTTGTGAATTATCACATGGCTTCTAAGGTTTTTACTTGTTTTCTCCACAATTGTTATATAATTTTTCATGTGTTCTATCTCCTTTCGTTGCCCTGTCTCATCGGTACAGGTGGGGCGGTTCCTGTAGACGCCCGGAGGCGTTTCGACTAAATGCGATTTAAAAGCTCTTTGCAAGCTTGTGCAAGTCCGGCGGCTGTAATTTCGTTTTTCATCTTGCCGCCGTCTGCTCTCCACCGGAGCCATTCTATAACCTCGCTCCGGTTTTTTCTTAATTCTGCCCGGAAATCCTCTGGGCTTTCAAAATCAAAGTTTTTGACTAATATTTTTATATATGCTTCCATTTTGTTTCCTCCTTAAATTCTTTCAACGGTCACCGTCCGACCGTCTTTTTCAAATGCTCTGACAGATTCAGTGGCAGCAGTCAGGGTGTAGCCTGCCACCAGATAGTCGAGGGTCAGCCCGTCAAAGTGCTGCTGACCGATGGCGGTACAGTAGCACCCTGTTTGGGTGATTTCTTCCCCACCGCATATTCCGATCAGCCGGAAGCCGTCACGGCTGATTTCTTTCATTTGCCCGGCTGTGATGCTGTCTCTTTCCAGCTCCACAACCTTTTTTGTTTTTATTTCTTCAAAAAAGTATTTCATGGCCTTTCTCCTTATCTGTATTCATGTATTTCACCTGACCAGGCGATATTGCACGCCCGATCTGGCTGTGCCGTGCGGATCATGTAAGATCTCGTCACAGCTGAGCTTGCAACCGCCACTGCTGCAACGAGTAGTAGTAGGTCAACCGCTCTTTTTATCTTTTTAAATTTTTTATATTCTTTTTTCATTTTCTACACCTCCTCAAAGAATTTTTCCGAGAACGCTAAGCGTCCTCTCGTTTCGACTCTGTACCCTAATTCATAGAGTACGGATTTGATTCTGTCTGTGGCTGCAAAAGTACAGCCGGAGAACTCGAGTTCTCCCAGTTCCTTTTTTAATTCTTTTCTTTCCAGCCGGTTAAGCTGGAATTTAAAACTATAGTATTTTTTCAAAAAATACTTTTTCATTTTCTACCTCTTTCTGTCCTCGTTACCTCCGGGGCGGGATTTTTTCTGTCCTCGTTGCTATGGTTATAATATACCACTAAAAATAGTGTATGTCAACACTAAAAAGCGTGTATTTTAAAAAACTTTTTCTTGTGCTGCCTTAACCAATGATATATAATATAGAGGTGATACAATCTAGGGTAAAAAGGAGAGTGCGAGACATGATTAAATACAAGATAGATGTGCTTAGAGAGCTGTCGGAAAGAGGGTACACGAGTACTAGGATACGCAAAAACAAATGGATCAGCGAGGCTACAATGACCAAGATAAGGAGGGGCGAGAATATCAACACGACTACGCTTAACACTCTGTGCGTGCTGCTAAAATGCCAACCCGGCGATATATTAGAGGTCGTTCCGACAGACGAGGAAAAAGTTAAATATTATTAAAAAAGTATTGACAGCACTAAAAATAGTGGTATAATAATACTTGTAAGGAACAAGCTTACAAGTTACCAGTGGCAAGCTGGAGAAAGGAGAGACATGAACGAAGACATGAGCGTATTTAAAAGTTACTTGAGAAGACTTTTACAGGATTTAAAAGACTTGAAAGAAGCATTGAAAAACAAAGAATATGATAAGGCTGAAAAGATGGTTGACCGCCTTATTGATGACACTCAAAAGGGCATCGAAGACAATTAAAAAAAGAGCCGTATAACAACAGCTCAGACACACAAGAGAGGGCGGAACTTGCCACCGCTCTCGAGCTAAATTGATTATAGCAGATTGGATAAAATAAATCAATGGAAAAGGCAGCTAAAAAACGGCTGTCTTTTTTGCACTTCCAGAGAGTGAAATATGCTTGGTATACCGGTTTGTAACCGGTTGGTATACCAATTGGCAACCCAGAGAAGATAAGAGAAGAATAGAGAAGAAAAGAATAGAATATATATTATATCTTGTGCATTTCGCAAGCTGATGCACAACTTTTTTTATTAGGGTTGACACCTGCAGAATATTGAATTAATATATAAGCAATGAAAAGTGAATAGGGCAGTATATAGCCGAATTATAATATATACATTCTTGGTAGTCCTTTGAGACCGTGACCCGTATAGCAGATATACGTTACTGCATAATGGGGAGCGGTCTTTTTTATTATACTTTTACAGTTTGGAGGTGAGCAAAAATGAAAGACAATACAGATATTACATCTGCTGGAATAGAGATATATAGACATGACATTAATTATTACGCTGATGAATATATCAAAAATGAATTAGAGTTAGAGCATGTGGATCAGGAAAGTAAAAAGATCGTAAAAGACAACTTTGTGGATATGTTATTTTATATTTCAGACCGTATATCTAAGCCAGATAATGCAGACATAAAAGCATTAGATAATATATTTAGTGTGTATGTAAGACTATGCAGTAAATACAGTGTCAATCCTACGTTGGAAGCATTTAGCTTTTTAGTAGATATCGACAGAACAACGTTTAATACTTGGCTTAATGGGAGATATCGGACAGCTGAACACTCCGACACGGTCAAAAAATGGTTGAATATTTGCAAAGGTTTTTTGGTCGACAATTTGGGAAATTCCAAGGGGACAGATGCGAACAAAATATTCATTGCAAAAGCTGCTTACGGAATGGCGGAGACAAAAGCAGTAGAGCATGAACAGATTACTGGAGCGAAAAAGAGTATTGAACAAATCGCTACCGACATCGGAGCAGATCCCAAAGCACTTCTAGGTGATGCGGATACAGATGATCCGGTTGACTTATTTTAACAAGTGTGTAGCACATAATGCTAAACTAAAATTAAATAACAATATATTGTGTTTGTTCAAAATAGCATACAAAATATAGTACATAATCTATACTGAAAATGGTTATTTATCGTATAGATACATATGTTCGGGTTGCTGATGCACCGCTTGCATTTTAGCATTGCTTGTTGCTGGAGATCCCCCGGCAGGGGTTGTAGTGGATGGTACACCCGGCACAGCCTCACCCCGAAAAATAACGACCAAAAACAAAAAGGCTCTTTTGGAGGATGGATATGTTAATTAAAATTACGATGATATTAGTCGTCATCAGCTTTGCACTTCTGATAACGTCAAGGATGTATGTTAGGACGCTAGGCGTTACAGATCAGCTAAGAATTTCTGTGAAAAAGGAATACAAAAAGGGAGAGGAAATACTCTTTACCCTGTTCGGATTTACCGTCATGGTTACATTCGTGATGGTGATCGTAACGGTTATCAGTTTAATTATTAAATGCCTGTAGGATACGTCTTGAAAGGATAGCAAATGACAACAGTAAATATTCTTGGAACCGAATATAGAGTGATTAGGGAGTCATTCAAAGATAAAGATATCGATGGCTACTGCGATTATACGTCAAGAGAAATTAAAATCAGGGATGATAACGTCAATGAGGTTGGTGATTTTGATGAGTTGATGAGAAAGCAGTTGCGGCATGAAATCATTCACGCTTTCCTTGCTGAAAGTGGATTGCAAGCAAACTTTGAGCATTACAAGCAGTTCGGACACGAAGAGACAATTATTGACTGGATAGCCATTCAGTTTCCGAAGATGATAAAAGCTTTTGAGAGCGTGAATGCGCTTTAGGAGAATGTGCGATGGGTGTGAAAGATAAGAGAAGATATGTATGTGGTGGATTTCCTCCTGTTGGGAATTTTTACATCCAACAGGATTCGGATCTAATCTGTGATGATCTGATCGAAGAATTGGCAACAATACCAACTTCAATGCTAAAACAGAAAATGAGAAACATAGACAACTTATTGGACGCATCTACGGTTTTCTATGGAACGTTTGGAACATTTAATGTAAACACTTTGCCATGTTACTCGATTGGTTCAAATAACTGGCGGAAACTTCACGGATTGCGAATGCGGAGGAGATACCGGAAATGATAATCAACTTAATTTTCTTGATTGCAAATTTGATAATGGCAGCAATGTTTACTTCTATGCTGTACTTCATGGTGAAAGCTCGTAGAGATGGAATTAACATTGGAATCACGGTAGGATTGTTGTTAATATCTGTTGGAAATTTATTATATTTTGTAGCACAGGCGGTGAGTTGAGATGTTTGTAGTATTTGTAGGTGCCTTAACCGTATTTTTGATTATTGGAATGCTTTTGGCTTGGGTAGGAAATAAAATCTTACTTTCAATCCTTAAAGATAATGCGAAAGCAGAAAAAGAAATTAAAGAGAGGAAAATGGACGAATGAAGAAAAAAAGGAATAGTCGCGGTAGTAGTGGCTGCAGCTGTTATCGGTGCAGCGTTCACGGTCAGTTCGTGCAAATTGATTAAGACTGGACAGACTGGTATAGTCTACACGTATAGGGATGGAGTACAGAAAGAAACGCTTTCACCGGGATTGAATTTTGTAGGTCCGATGAAAAAAGTAAAAGAGTTCTCAACAAGTAATGAAATCTTGGTAATGTCGAAAGACAAGAGAGAGGGCAGCAAGGGAGATGACTCTTTTAAGGTTGCTACTTCTGATGATGCAAGTATTGCAATCAGTTTTTAGATGTCATATCGATACAACCCGGATACGCTTGTAGATACATACAAGAAGTTCAAAGGTATGGACGGTGACGATATCATCGAAAGCCGTGTGAAGCCTGTTCTGAAATCGAAAATTTCAGAGATTACAACGAATTATTCCATGATGGATATTTACTCTGGAAACAGATCAAAACTCAATTCTGAGCTGACTGATTACCTGAATAGCGAATTTTCCGATAAGTACGGAATTGAAGTTCTGGATGCATCAATCATTGATGTTCACCCAGACAAGAAACTGAAAGAAGCTATTGATAATCGCGTGACTGCATTACAAGAAAAGCAACAAGCAGAAGCTGAACAGGAAAAAATCAAGGTTCAGAAAGAGACTGAGAAGATTCAGGCTGAAACAGATGCACAGATTCAGATTACGAAAGCTCAGGCTGAAGCTGAGTCAAATAAAATCATCAGTGCTTCGATTACGGATGAGCTGATTCGGATGAAAGAAGCTGAGGCAAGAAACAAATTTGGATGGGTAACTGTTCAAGGTGCAGACACGGTAGTAACTGATGGAAAATAGTCAGTAAAGACTCTAAAATCTCCAACTACTGCTTGAGGAACAAAAGAGCGGCGTGTAGGTTGGCGGTAAGACGATACGAACCTTAAACAACCGCATAGTGCAACGCACGGCACGATAAATATTGTTGCTAACCGTCAGATGGCGGTTAAAGGAATTGTAGTCCAACTGGTAGAACACTGATCGCGACAGAAACGAGGGTTCGAGTCCTTCCGATTCCTAGAGGTGAAACTCAACCCAGTATCTTTGCGGAGATACTGACAGTGATAGGCTGTAACTCTTTTTTAATTTTATATTTATGGCGGTTTGGCAGACCGCTAAATAAGCCGTATTCCCATAATGGTATTGGAGATGGTTGCTAACCATTCGGTCGGAAACGACTTGGAGGTTCGAATCCTTCATACGGCGTTTGCAGATGAGTGGAACGGAATACCACGCAAGAGTCATGATCTTGAAATAGTCGGTTCGACTCCGACATCTGCTATTTCTGAGCTTCGCGGTTCTCAGATAAATATTTTTTCGGACTCCCCACCCTGAATCAAAATATAAAAACCGCGATATGCTACCATAGCTCAAATGGATAGAACAGTTGATTACGAATCAACAGGTTTTCGGTTCGAGTCCGAGTGGTAGCTTTCTCCGGGGAGTGGAATTTCCTGGAGACCTTTTTCTTTCATAGTGATTTTCCAGTGTACTGTATAGTTTAAGCGGCAGAATGATTAGCGAATGGCTAATAGGTTTCGGTTCGATTCCGAATGCAGTAATTTTATCGGGTAATAGCTCAACGGTAGAGCAACGGACTTTGACTCCGTATGTTGGGGTTCGATTCCCCATTACCTTGTAGGTCGATAGTTTAATTGGCAAAACAGCGGTCTCCAAAACCGCAATTATAGGTTCGATCCCTATTCGGTCTGTTCAAACATGATTAACTCAGTGCAGATGGATTTTTCAATCCTGCTGAGATGCAATGATAGCGAGATAGGTTAATTCGGGATACTGGATTAACTGATTCTTTCCAGTGGAAGTGATTTCATTGGTGGAGACGGAAACCGTCAACAATGCTTTGCAGTGTATCATCATAGAGAAGTTAAATGCAGAATCCTTGTGGTCAGCGTAGAATAGACGCTTGCGGTGCAAGAATAATCCGGTGATGTGAGTAGTGTGAGAGACTACGGACTAACCGGAAATCTCAAGTAAGCTGATTTGCCTTGAATCCGAGAAATCAGAGTATAACACAAGAAATTCGTTAAAGTAGCGGTATGGCAAGTTCTTAATTCGAACAAAATGTTTTAAAGGCGATAAGAAAAACATTAAATTCTCTGAAAGAACCGTGAAATTTGTGGGTATCAATCCCATGTGTGCTTAGACAGTGGTAGGAAGCCAAGAGTCGCTCTCAGAAGCTCAGACCTATCATCACAGTGGCAGAATATGACTTTTACCGTGGTGAATAAGAGGAAACTCTAATCATGTTTTATTGGCATATAGTTCAGAGGCAGAACGCTTGGCCGTTAACCAAGATGTCGCTGGTTCGATTCCGTCTATGCCAGTTTTAGAAAAGGAGCGTGATGAAATGAAAGTGTATGTGATCACATCTGGTGAATATTCTGATTATGGAATTCGTGCTGTAGAAATAGACCGAAATCGCGCAGAATGCATATGTGCGACATTAAATAAAGATATTTTCTATGACAGGTATGAGATAGAAGAGTACGACACTGATGCTATTCAATTCGATTCAAATAAAAAAGTAATGGAATGCTATGTTGCGGAGTTTGATTATTGCACGTTGAATGAAGTGCATATAGCATCCCCGTTTATTTCGTTCGAAAGAAATGAAATCAAAATGTTTAATCAAAATGGGAAAAGATATATCCGTATAACTGCTACATTTGCAAAAGGAACGCCAATGGAAAAGGCGAGAAAAATCATGAAAGATAGAGTAGCGAAATGGAAAGCAGAATGGGAGGGACTATAGAAAGGAGAAATGAACGATGACATTTAAAGAAGCATTTGAAGCAATGAAACATGGAGCAAAAGTAAAACTTCCGTCATGGTCTGGATATTGGTTTTGGTGTATTCCGGCACAGTCAATTTTGATGCATACGAAAGATGGTAAGGACATTGATATCCGAAGCACCGAGTGTGTGGATTACACATTTACAAATATTTGTTCCAATGAATGGATTTTTGCGAATGGTACGAACTGTCCAGCACTTGGTGGCATGAATACATTTTCATTCCATGAAGCTATGAAACAGGTGAAGAACAAGAAGCGTGTAAGACGATTAACATTTGAGTCAGACACATTCTTGCAACTTGCACGAGCCACTTTCGGAGCCTGTCTTGATGGCAAAAGGGAAGACAGATTTGATAGCAAAGAATACTCTATCATAAAAGCCTGTGAATCTGAAAAAGATTCTTATTACACAAAATGTGAGCAGTATGTGCCGACACAGACAGATATGCTTGCAGAAGATTGGGTATTTGCAGAGTAGGAGGATTAATCATGAAGAAAGCAATGTTAAGTCAGCCAATGGCTGGAAAGACTGATGAGGAAATCGTAGCAACAAGAGAGAAAGCAATTAAGGTTCTTGAAGAAAAAGGATATGAAGTTGTGAATACTCTTTTTACAGATGAATGGTACAGTGCCGATGCAATGGAAAAACGTGGAGTAGTTCAGATTCCATTATGTTTCCTTGCTAAGTCCTTAGAGAATATGTCTCTGTGCCATGCAGCGTACTTCTGTAAAGGCTGGGAGAATGCAAGAGGATGCCGGATAGAACATGATGCTGCGGTTGCTTATGGTTTGGATATTATTTATGAGGAGGCTTAATCATGATTATCACAGGAATGGACCACTTTCAGAGTGTATGTAAGAAGAAACTTGTTGAATGGTATAACAATAATGGACAGGCAGATACTCCACAGACGCCACCGATTGATTTAAGCAATGTATTTATCGTTTGGTCGTGTAAAACCTTGCAGAACTATAAGTGCCTTGCTTCAACCGATATCAGTGGAGATGGTATTTATGCTGAGTACACATATAACGGGGACAAACAGGAGCTGTATGAAGATGTGTATGGAAAGATTACAAACACTTGTCATACAGCGGAATAACATGATCGTTAATGGTTGGTATTACTGTCCGGCTGGTCATAAGACTGGACAGCGGATAGAGAAACATTCCAATATTGAGAATACGCCGATTTGGTGTAAGCACTGTAAGAAAGCGTATTATCCAGTGATTAAGGATGGAAAGATAATTAGTGCCAGAGCCTAAGAGCCAGAGCTGATATTTGTGAGAAATTGCAGATATTGGCTCTTTTTTGATTTAGGGAGAAACATGGAGTTTAGAGAGTATAAGAGATTAGCAAACGCATTGAAAATGCAGGATACAAATAAATATAGTACATGGGATAATATTATGCAGTTGTGCCTGAATATGTATGAGGATAATCATGACTATCTGCAATACTGCCTGAAACTCTCAAAGGCGGTTAAGTTATCGGCTCAGAGATTACTGATAAAGAATCAGGATGTGCGGTTTGAAACCTTGTACTGGCAAGCTTTAAAGTTTGAGGCACCTCATTTGTTTGACAGCTATCTACTTTATCTTGAGCGAAAACGATTAGAACAGGATCGCTTCTACTCCCCGAAAAGGAAACAACTGAATAAGCATGGATTGATTCAGGCAATGCAGGATCTTGAGGATGACAAACTTGACATCCTTTCAATTTCCATGCCACCGGGAACGCAGAAGTGTCAACCTTTATATTCAAAGATATTGACGCCAAATGGATTTATACAAATGGGGGACGTCAAAGTAGGTACAAAGGTAATTTCTGGAACAGGAAAAGTAGCAACCGTGCTTAGTATCTCACCAAGAAAGAAGCGAAAGATGTATGAGGTGACCTTCGATGATGGTTCCAAGACGAGATGTTCGGATAATCACTTATGGACGGTACAAACAAGAGATGATCGCAGACGAAAGAATAAAGATGGTAGCGAAAAATACAGGACAGTAGAGCTGTCTGAAATGCTTAAAAATTACAAGTTGGAGAATGGAAAGAGAAAAAATTATTCAATAGATTATGTTCCTAAGATCGATTGTTTTGAGAAAAAAGAATTTTCCCTGCACCCGTATGTTGTCGGTGCACTTATCGGAGATGGCGGATTAACTGGTGGTAGTGTTTTGCTAAGCTCTGTAGACAAAGAATTGTTGGATAGATTTGACAGTTTTTTACCTGATGGATATAGCTTGAAATATAAAGAGAGATGTACATATTTTGTTAGTGGACATGAAGGCGATAATGCAAAAGTTGGAAGCTTAGTCAGAAAAGAACTTGATAGGCTCGGATTATTCGGAAAGAAGAGTATAGATAAATTCATACCGAAAGATTATCTATATGGAAGTTATGAGCAGAGATTGTGGCTTTTGAGAGGTCTTATGGATACAGACGGATCTGCTTCAAAATATTATTGTACATACGCTACAATTTCAGAACATCTTGCAAATGATGTATGCGAACTTGTTCATTCTCTTGGAGGTTATGCAAGTAAAAACAAACGTAAAGCCGGATATAAGAAAAATGGTAAGTATAAACAATGCAATGATTATTTTGAGATTATCATACAATTTACCTCTGGCATGGATAGTATATTTTCTCTGACAAGAAAAGCTGAAAAATATACTCCAAAAAGAAAAGTTATGAAGAGATTCATATCAGAGATAGAATACATCGGTGAAGAAGAGTGCCAATGCATTTACATTGATGATGAAAGTCATTTATATATTACAGATGATTATATCATTACGCATAACACCACTCTTGAAAAGTTTTTCTGTTCATGGATAATCGGAAGACACCCGGATGATTTCAGTTTGTTTTTCTCACACAGTGGAGATATTACCAGAATGTTCTATGACGGGGTTATGGATATTACAACGAACTCAGATGAATATTGCTGGCAAGAGATTTTCCCAGACGTGAAATTTCATAGCACAAATGCCAAGAGAGAAACCATAAATTTCAATAAATACAAACCGTTCTCAAATATCCAGTGTACATCTGTTGGAAGTAAGAATGCCGGTAAAGTCCGTGCAAATAGATATCTGTATTGTGATGATTTGATTGGTGGTATCGAAGAAGCATTGAATAAAAATATTCTGGACAAGCTTTGGAGAATCTACGGTACTGACGCCAAACAGAGAAAAATGGATGGCTGCAAAGAAATCCATATTGCTACGAGATGGTCCGTGCATGATGTCATTGGGCGACTAATTGATATTTACGATGGAAATGACAGGGCAAGATTTATTGCCATACCGGACATAGACCCTATCACTGGGGAGTCGAATTTCGATTACAAGTACAATGGTTTCAGCGTTGAGTTTTTCCATGACCAGGAACTCACAATGGATGAGATCACCTACAAGTGTCTGTATAAGAATGAACCTATCGAACGTGAAGGACTCCTGTATACAGATGAAGAATTGCGGAGATTCATTACGTTGCCGGTTACTGAGCCTGACGCTGTATGGGGCATCTGCGATACGAAAAATAAAGGTACTGACTATTTGTTTTTGCCTTGTATGTTGCAGTACGGAAACGACTTTTATCTTACAGACTGTGTTTGTGATGATAATTCCAATTACGGAATCCAGTATGAGCGGACATCGGATTTGATAGTTAATACTAAAATGCAACAGTGTCAGTTCGAGTCAAACAATGGTGGGGACCGTGTAGCACTTGAAGTAAGTAAGCTTGTTGAGCAAAAAGGCGGTGCCTGCAACATAACCACAAAGTACACGGAATCTAATAAGGAAACAAAGATTATTGTCAATGCAGATTGGGTAAAGAAGCACGTCCTCTTTAGGGATCGTGAACATTATAAACCGAAAGATGATTACGGAAGAATGATGGGATTTCTGTTGAGTTATTCAGTGCGTGGGAAGAATCCACACGATGATGTGCCGGACGGATTGGCGAGTTTTGCATTATTTGTTACAACTGGTTTCGTTAGGGCGGCACAAATTATACAAAGTCCAATTTAAGGAGGATACAGAGAATGGAAATTACGAGAAGAGATATCGCAAATTATAAGTTACTTGGAATCCTTCTTGAAAAGGATAAGAAAAAGCTTGAACGGTACATAGAAAAGCGTCCATCTTATTATTCAGGAAAGGTTTATGGGTCAAATCCGCAGTTCCCGTATGAAACAAGAGGATTTACTATTACTGGGTGTGCGGAGTATGAGCGGCAGCAGATGAAGAAATGGGAAGAAGATTGCCGAATAATTGAAGAGCAGATCCAATCAGACATTCGGTATCTGAATGAGCTGGAACTTGCGATTGACAATGTGATAGCAAATTGCAAAGACGTCGAGGACAAGGCGATTCTTGAGTACACAAAGGACGGGTTGTGTCAACAGGAGATTGCAGAAATAATGTGTATGGAGCGTTCTACTGTATCAAAGAGGTTGTCAAAATATGTTTCCCGATAAGGTTTCACACAATTCACAATTAAGAGTGCTATACTTATAATCGAAGAAATTGTAATTCGTTCATTTTTTCAAGGATTGAGTCTTGCGTGGCGTCATCACGTGAGGCTCTTTCTTTTTTACACAAAGGTAGGTGAGATTCGGTGTCCGAGGACAATAAAGCATATGTATATCCTGAATTAACTGGCAGACGCCGGATTTATACGGATGTGGAAAAGATTACAAAAGAAAATATCTTTCAGGTGTTGGAAGAAGCGATGCTTGTCCACATGGAAAATGCAAACAATATGGTTACCTTGATGCGGTACGAAAAAGGTATTCAGCCACTTGTGAGAAAGAAAACGATCCGTAAGGACGTTGATATTAGAGTACAAGATAATCTCGCAAACCAAATTACCGAGTTTAAGCTCGGATATGTTTGGGGGCAGCCAATCACCTATGTGCAACGTGGAAATAAGGATTTGAGCAAATCTACAGATAAACAGAATGATTCACAGGATGATGCGATTTCCATGTTGAATGAGCTGAATGATTCAGAATATGCTTTTTCAAAAGATCAGGAGCTTGGCAGATTTGTTGAAATTAACGGAATTGGTTATCAGTTCGTTGATATCAAAAAGGTTTATGATGGTTTAGCTCCATTTGATCTTGCAACGCTAAATCCCTTGTTTACGTTCTGCATCTACAGAAATTCAGCGTTACAAGAAAAGATTGCTGGTGTTACTTTCCGCAGGACGAAGGACGGAACGGTGTACTATACAGTGTTCACGCCGGATACTCGCTATGAGATTAAAGATATGCGAGAAATTATAAATGGAAATAAGCCTGAAAATCCGTGGTCATTTATGGGGAGAAGCGGAGAGGCAAATCCGTTCGGCAAGATCCCGATTGTGGAGTTTAACCGGGCAACGGACAGAATGGGATGCTTTGAACGGCAGATTTCTGATATGAACGCACTGAACGTAGAGGTGTCTGATTTCGCCAACAGCGTAGCACAGACAACTCAGGAAGTATTTTTTGGTACAGGATTCGACTTGCCGAAAGATAGTGATGGTAAAACTCAGTCTCCTATTGGAGGGCAATGGATTATCGCACCGCAGAGTGGGAATGGTGGAACGCCAATGTTAAAGGCTGTTTCAAGCACATTTGATTATCAGGGCGTGCAAGAAAATATCGTAAGCAAGCGTAACATGATTTTACAAAAGGCTTACGTCCCAATTCAGACAGATCCCGGTGGCGGCTCTACTGGATCTGCAATGAATATGTCTTCTGGTTGGAGTGCTGCTGAAAACAGTGCTTGCAAGGAAGAACAGATTTTACGCCGAGGAAAAGCGGAGATTGTAGAACTTGAACTGATTGCAATTCAAAAAACAAACGATATACCATATGACAGTCCGTTGCGGAATTTGAAATTTTCTGATGTGAAACCGAAGTTTATCAGAAATAAGACATATGATCTTGCCACAAAGGTTAATTCAATGGTTGCAATGATTAATGCCGGAGTGCATGGACGTGTCGCTATGGAGCAGGTTGATTTATTCCCGGATGTGGCACAGGCGTGGGCTGACAGTCGAAAAACGATTGAACAGTATCAGGAATCGCTTATAAAGAAAGATACTCAGCAGCAACCACAGAAAAGGGAGATGGCTGACCTGTCCGATCAAACGGGCAATTCACCGATTTTAGACGGAATGAGTACCAATGATGGCGGTGGTGACGATGTTCAAGAATCTTAGATTTGATGAATTAAACGCTCTTGTCCAAAATAAACGAAGTATGCCTTTTGAACAGTATTTCGGAGAAATGAATCTTACGGAAGATGACAAGGCCGAAAGAATCAAGATTGCACAAGAGCTTGAAGATAATTTCATTGTAACTATGACCTTATTATTTACAATGACTCAGGCAGGGAAAATCCATTACGAGATTGTTCGTAAGCAAATTGAAGATTCTTATTTGGAAACTTTACGGAAATATACGGACGTTGACAAATATCTTTCTACCTATATCAAAGGTTTTTCCTATGATGTTATTGATAGCACTAGGAAACACAAGGATCAGCCTTATTACTACTCATTAGACAGGGCAAAATATATGGCTGAAAATGAAGTCAATACAGCTACCAATCATACAAGATATATGGAGGCCGTTAATTCCGGGCGAACCATGAAACGATGGGAGTCGATTATGGATGAGGTGACAAGGGGGGATCATCGAGATATTAATGGCAAATATATCCCGATAGGACAGGCTTTTCATGTTGGGGATTCATGGATGTTATTCCCAAAAGACATGTCGATGAATCCTAGTCTGAATCAAGTGGTAAATTGCAGATGCACAGTTATTTATTTTTAGAAATTACAGTCACAAAAATGTGGCTGTTTTTTATATGGCACAGAGAAGTGCCTTAACAAACGCGAAAGTCAGAGAAGACTATAATCGCGAAATGTAACTGATGAGAGAGAACTCTAAACGCGAAAGAAAGGAACATGATAATTATGGAAGACAACAAAAACCTTGAAGGACAGGGGCAGCAGAATCAGGAGCCAAATGCTACTACAGATGAAAAAGAGCCTACCGTAGAAGAGCTGATGGCACAGCTTGCTCAGGAAAGAGCCAATAGTGCGAAATTACAGAATGACTACAACAAGGCATCCTCGGAGGCTGCCAACTACAGAAAGCAGTTAAAAGCTAAACAGACGGCAGAAGAGCAGGAAGAAGAAGCCAAAAGAGAAGCAGAAGAAGAACATAAGAAGTACGTCAAAGGTCTGGAAGATACCATCAAAATGACAAATGCTACAAATCGCTATCTTGCACTTGGAATGTCAGGAGACATGGCTAAGGATACTGCACAGGCAGAGCTTGACGGTGATATGGTTAAAGTTACTGAGAACATGAGTAAATTCAAGGATGCTTCAATTAAAGAGGCTGAGACAGAATGGCTCAAGAGTAGACCGCCAGTAAATGCCGGACAAGGTGAAGATGAAGAGACTGATTTATTCCTGAAAGGATTCAACGGTTAATCTTCCTATATATACCGGGCACATAAAGATGTGTTCGCTGATTTCAAAAAGTTAGAAAAGGAGAATAGAAATGGCTGTTAATTACGCTGAGAAGTATTCACAGATTGTGGATGAAAGATTCAAAATTGGTGCACTTACATCTGCGCTTGTAAACTACGCATATGACTGGGTTGGAGTTTCCACGGTAAAGGTATTTTCTGTACCGACTGCAACAATGGGAGATTACAAAACAGAGGGTGCTAATAGATACGGAACACCGGCAGAGCTTGAGAATGAAGTTCAGGAGATGGTTCTTTCCAAAGACAGAGCCTTCACATTCACAATCGACAAGAAGAGTGAAGATGACACAATGGGAACAATGGCTGCGGCTGCTGCGCTGAGACGTCAGATTGACGAGGTTATTATTCCTGAGATTGATACATACCGTATCGCAAAACTGGTTGCAGGAGCAGAGGTATCACACGTTGTTAAAGACGTTGCTGTGACAAAAGCTAACGCATATGAGAAATTCCTTGCTGTGCAGGAGATTCTTGACAATGCTAAAGTGCCGACAGGCGGAAGAGTTTGTATCGTAACTCCGGGTTACTACAATATGCTGAAACTTGACGAAGCATTTACAAAGAAAGGCGATATGGCTACAAAACTTGCTATCACGGGACTTGTAGGTGAAGTTGATGGAGTTCTTATTATCAAAGCTCCTGCATCTTACTTCCCTGAGAAAACAAACTTTGTAATCACTAACCCAGTGGTTATGCCATCACCAATTAAACTTGCTGAGTACAAGATTCATGAGGATGCACCGGGAATTTCTGGTAGCCTCGTAGAAGGACGTGTTCGCTACGATGCTTTTGTTCTGAATCAGAAGAAAGATGCTATCGGTGTTTGCCAGAACCCAGCAGACTAAGGAGTAAGAGATAATGATTATCACATTTGAAAAAAATGGAGTTAAGATGAGCGTGGGGTCTGAAATTCAGGCCTCCGCATTTGCGTTAAGTGGATGGAAACGGGTGGTTCAGAAAGCCACTGATTCCGAGACAAAAAGAAGTGGAACGGCAGATGAGAAACAGAGGGCAGGACGACCACCAAAGAAATAGGTGATTGCATGGACAGCTTAGTATATGAAATAAGTGAAGAATTGATCGAGGAATTGTGCATATCGGAAAGTGCTGATTTGTTGGCTCTTAATTCCAAGATCAAAAATGCCTATCGAGAGGTAAAGAGGATAAGAAGTTATCCCGATGAATATAGCGATGAGATGATAGAAAAGGATATGGAGCGGTATTACTCCAATATTCGCAATCTTGCACTGTACGACTATAATCAGATTGGTGCTGAGGGGGAAAGTTCTCATAATGATAACACTGGAACTAGGACATGGGTTCAGCGAAGCACGTACCTTGAAGGAGTTGTTGCTATATGCACAGTGGTTTGAGAAAGGTATAGGTGATCCGATTATCTCCCGGCAACAGGGTTAAGTTGCAGAAGATTGTGCGTGACCAATACGGTGACTGCCGGAAAGGTCGCAGGGACATATACGCATTTTAGGTGGAGGGTAGCGTATTGAGAAACTTGAAAAGAAATACACAGAAATTATGGTATGCAAATTACGTCAAAGACGTACATATTTTGGATGAAAATGGTGACGATACAGGAGATTGCGACAGTGGTTACAGTTCTCCTGTATCTTTTTATGCTTCATTGTCAGCAAGCCGTGGAACTGCGTATGCAGATGTGTTTGGAACGAACCTTGACTATACAAGAACGTTGTCCACAGTAGAAAATCTTCCGATTACAGAGGAGTCTCTTATTTGGAAAAACAAACCGACTGTGAATGCGGATGGCACTATTGACGATAAAACGGCGGACTACACTGTTGCTGGCATTGCAGACGGCTTGAGTGGTGTCGTCGTCGCACTGAAAGTGAGGAAAAAGAATGCCTAAGTACACAGTGGGACTGTCAGCGAAAGATTTCAGAGAGCTTGGTCGAAAAGTTCGGCTATACAACAACCGGATACAGGAGAAATGTGAAGAGTTCGCTTACAGGCTTGCGGAAGAAGGCATAGCGATTGCTCGTATAAAAATATCAGGTAAGGATGCTATTTACACGGGAGAGCTTTTAAACAGCCTGAAACTTGAGCAGGGAGATATCATCTACAATGGTGCTACATATGTTATTTATACTGATTGCCCGTGGGCTGCATATGTTGAGTTTGGAACAGGAGTGATGGGAGAGAAAACACCTCACCCTAACAAGTCCATTGCAGGATGGAAGTATGACGTGAATAATCATGGCGAAGCCGGCTGGTACTACTTTAAAGACGGAGAATGGCACTGGACAAACGGTATGATTTCCCGTCCATTCATGTATGAGACTGGACAGCAGTTAAGGAATATGGGTGTGATAAGCAGTATTGCAAAGGAGGTGTTTGGAAGTGATTGACGCATCTAATAGGGTTCTGACCAACATAAAAACATATGTGGCAGAAACCTGTAAAAATGTATCCAATTATTCCAGCAAGTCACCTCCGGCATTTCCGGCAGTGTCAGTCGTGCAAATTGACAATACGGATGCTTGCATGGATCTTGATAATTCAGAGAATGCTGTAAAATCGGTGATGGAAATTCAGTGCTATTCCAATAAGAACATTACCGAATCAAAAAATATCATAAATCAATGTTGTGATGCTATGAGAAAGATGGGGTATGCTCGGTCATACGGTCCAAAACCCGTTGAAAATGTATCAGACACAAACATTTATCGTACGGTGGCGAGATTTAACAGGCTTGTTGCATCGGTAGATGAAATAAAGAAATTTGAAACTAAGGGAGCGTAAAGCTTCCTATTCTAATGTGTATTATACCGGATGTCGCTAGGAGACATTCGCTGACCGCAATAGTTGGCGGTAGAAAGGAAGAAGAAATGGCAAACGCAGAAGTAAAAGCATTAAGTACGATTAATACAGTTCTGAAATGTGGTGACACTGGTGCAACGGTTGCAAAGCTGTGTCCTATTAAGAACTACCCTGATCTCGGTGGAGATCCTGAGAAAATTACAGTAACCGATTTGGACGATGAGGATGAAGCGTCTATTCCAGGAGTTCGCAGTGCAGACGATATGCAGTTCACAGCGAACTACACGAAAGAAACACATAAGGCAGTTCTCGCAAAAGCTGGTAAGAAGCAGGTGTTTGAGCTGGATTTCGGTGCTGATGGTAAAGATGGTCAGTTCTCTTGGACAGGAGTTCTGAGCGTAAAGGTCAACAGCGGTGATGTAAACGCTGCACGTGAAATGACCATTACGATTGTAAGAGACTCTGCGATCGAATCAGAAGCGGCAGCCACAGCATTCGCATCTTAATATGCTGATACTGTTTAACATTGGAATTTGCTAGAGCCGCCTGGTGGCGGCTCTTATTTTTTATCCAGTGTGTCGTAAAGCCCCCTGCTTTAGCTATGGGGATATAAGACTGAATAAAGGACTGCAAATGCAGTCAGCATAGTAAACGTAAAACAATAGAACATATGAACTGCACCGCAGGGCATACGGGAACAGTATAATCTAGCTTGTGGACACTGTGTAAGACATTGAGATACCGAATGGTATCAGCCAATGCAGTAGTGGTTGAAGCAAGAATTCCCATGCTTTATCTGTGGGGAGTGTCAATAGGAGAGTTAAAAATGGTAAAGGTAACGATCAACAGAAAAGAATACAGAGTAAAAGAAATGCAGTTTGGAGAATACGCAAAGATGGAGGAACAGGGATTCTCAATCATTGATGCGTTCCGTAAGAAACAGCTCTTACTTATCGCAATGGGATTTACTTGTGTGGCGGCAGACTGCGATCGTGAGGAAGCTGAGAGACTGATTACTCAGCACGTACTTGGCGGTGGAAACATTGTTGATATCACAAATGCTTTTGCGGAGGCAGTGTCAGAATCTGATTTTTTCCAAAAAATGCTCGGAATGACTCAGGACGAGCAGGAGACTCCGAAGAAAGCTACGAAGTCAAAGAAAGTAGCAGACGAGGAAACAGAGGAAGATTAATTAAAGCGGAAAGCTATACGCAGTTCATTTATGAGTATTGGCTGCCAATAGCAGCTAGATGTGGAATTGGCTACTCGGAATTTTGGAATATGACTCCGAGAGCGTTGAACATCTACAAGGAACAGCAGGAAGATCGTGAGCGTGAAGTGGCTGTAATGCAGGATATATCTGCATGGATGAATGGACTCTATGTACTGAAAGCGATTGGATGTGTCTTGTCTAAAAAAGCATCATACCCTGAAAAGCATATGATTGTTGGAAATGAATATTCGGAGGAGCTGACAGAGGAAGAACTGGAAGAGATCATTGACCAAAATACGCAAATAGCAGCAGCTAATTTCGCAGCATGGGCGAATAGGACAAACAATACGGACTCGAGGTGAGAGCAGTGGAAAATGAAATTGACAGACTTGAAATAGTCGTTGAGACAGAGGCGAGTCGTGCCACTCGAGCATTAGGAGCCTTATATAAAAAACTTGAAAAAGTAGCAAATTCACTTGAAAAGGTCATGATTATGGCTCAAGGTGGATTTTCTTTCAAAAACGTTGATTTTGATAAACTGCTTTCCGGTGATGCCATGAAAGCGTCCGCCAAAAAACTTGGCAGGGATTTAGCAAATGATCTCATAAGGAATTTCAATCTAAATCTTGCGGGTGCAGACGTTCAGAATCAGGTAAAATCCCTTACGAAAAAAATCGCCAAGGGGCTTGCGGCAAATTCCGGCAATCCTTACAAAGGCTTTGCGGAAGATATTGAAGAGTTGGGAAATCTTACTGCGAAGAACGGTTCTATCGCAAAAGAGACGGCTGACGAATATAGAAGGCTCTATGAGTGGATTAATAAGTCAGGGAAGATTAAGTTGAACCCTGAAACTGCGAAATCCATTGGAGATAGCTATAAGGAGCGTTCTCCGATATTAAAACAGAAAATGTCAACAGGCAGCGGAACGCCTATGGATGAGTATTACTCAGCACTGCAAAGCCAGTTTCCAAGTATCTTGAAAGAAACTGGAAGTGTTGAGGATCAGTTTGCTCAGCTTGACAATGCCATGAAGCATTTTTATGACACTTCCAAAGGCTATGAAAAACCAAAGGGATTTGAAGATTCCGCTTATGACAGTGTAATTGAGGGCGTAAATAATCTCGCAACCGGCATTAAAGCTGCAAAAGAAGAGTCCAGCCAGCTTTCAAAATCTGTTAAGGGAGTTGAAGATACTGGAAAGTCTCTTGCTGAGTTGTTCGGTGCTCAGATGGATTTGTCTGGACTTGAGAGGGCGAATGAGATTGCAAATAGTCTCAAACGCAGCACTGGAAGAACTGCCGAGCAGAAAGCTACTAGAAGCGACTTGAAGTATCCGGCAGCATCGCTTGATAATCTCAATAAGAAATTCAAGGATTCTATGGTGACAACGGATTTTTCATCTATGGGAGCGATTGAGCTTCAGGGTGAAATTTCAAAATATGAACGTGCGTATACCCGTGTCAAGCAAGCAGTAAGCGATATGGTTACCCTGGAGGGTACAGACACACTAGGTGGAAAAGACTGGTACAAAAAAATTATGCAAATGAATCAGTATGAAAATGCCATCTATGCAGCGACTGAGGCTCTTGGAAAGTTAAATGCTGAAAGTAAAAAAGATTTTACTATTACACGTGAGACATCAACACCGGCTACTGCACCGACCGAGCAAAAAGGACATCCCGTTTCCGCAGAATCTGTTGGATATAACCCAGAGGCAGTGAAAGCGGTCTTCGGTGAAGAAGCTGCGCAGTATAGAAGTTTCGGCGATGCAGTTAAAGGACTTGGAGTTAATGCATCGGAAGCAGGTAGAACACTGAATGACTTAGGCTCTTCAATGAATACCCGCACAGTAAATACATTCAATGAGCAAATAAAGCGATTAAAGGAAACCCTTGGAGAATTAGCGTCTAAGGGATTTGCAGAATACGACCCGGAATATGATGCTGTTGCAAGAGAGTTAGCAGAGGTTACAGCCGCAAAGAAGCAGTACGATAAAGAAATGCGTGATGTTGCGAAATCTGAGTTATCTATTGACACGAAGACTGCACAAGAGGGAATTAATACACTTGAGTACAAAATAAAACAGTTGAAGCAAAATCTTTCAGACCTTGGAACTCAAGGATATGGACAGGGAGATTCAGAGTACGATAGAGTCGCTCTTGAACTGGAAAGGGTTACAGCCGCAAAGAAGCAGTATGATAGGCAGATGCGGACGCGTGTAAAGGCTGAAATGGGAGCTGAAGAAGCTAAACGTGCTGCTGCTGCGATGAGCCGAGCCACGAAGATTGCAAACGGGTTCAAAAGAGCTGTCGGTAATATTAAGGGTGCCGGAAAATGGATTAATTCCGTGAAAAAATCTTTCGACAAGATGGCGAAGACGATTGCAAATGCAAAGACGGTTGCGAGTAAGGCTATACATCCGATAAAAACACTAAAAGAATTAATGGGGTCAACGAATACCAAGCAATCACGGCGAGGAATGTCGATTGGAAGAATGATTGGTTCATCCATCATGTTTTCAACCATTTTTGGATTAATAAGCAAGATAAAACAGGCAATCAAAGAAGGGTCAGATAACTTAACTCAGTATAGTTCCGAGTATAACAAGAGTATTTCTGGCATGGTTAGCTCACTTCTTTACATGAAGAATGCATGGGCTGTCGCTTTTGCCCCGATTATTAATGTGGTAGGTCCATATATATCTACATTCATTGACATGATTGCAAGTGCTTTGAATGCAGTTGGCCAGTTTATGGCAGCACTCACAGGGAAAGGCTATGTCGTACAAGCCAAAAAGGCGTGGAAAGACTATGCATCTGGATTGGATGCAACCAAGAAATCAGCTAACAGTGCTGAAAAAGCTCTTAAGGATTTACAGAACTATACATTGGGAATTGATGAGCTGAACGTTGTCCAGCCGAATGATAATAGTGGTTCGTCCGGAAGTAGCGGTTCAGGCGGCAGTTCGAGCGGACCATCTCCGTCTGAAATGTTTGAAACGATTGAAGTTTCCAGTTCGATGAATAAATTGGCTGATATGTTTAAGGATGCTATAGCAAAGTCTGACTTCACTGAAATCGGAGCGATCATTGGGGATAAACTAAGTTCCGCCTTGGAGGGTATCCCGTGGGAATCTGTTTATCATAAGGCCGATAATTTTGGAAAAGACTTGGCGACATTCCTTAACGGATTGATTTCACCGAGGCTTTTTTATGATTTGGGAGGAACCGTTGCTAATTCTATAAATACAGCTTTTCATGCCGCCAATGCATTCAATATAAATTTTGACTGGTCTAATTTGGGTGCATCTTTGGCAAGTAGCATAACTGGTTTTTTTGAAAATTGGGATGCGGGACTTACGGCAGAGACTTTCAGTAATTTTGTAAAAGGCATACTTGAGTCAATGACAAGCTTTATCAACACATTAGATGATGATGAGACCTTTGAAACTATAGGGCAAAAGCTTGTGGATTTTATTTGCGGAATTGATTGGGCGGGACTCACATGGGATCTTGCTCAATTTTTTCTGGCATTATCCGATGCGTTGCTTGACTTGCCAAATGATTTTGCAAGAGGTTTCGGACAGGAAATAATCAAAAAGATGTTTGGAGAAGAGGTTGAGCTTCCAGAAATTTCATTTCCACCTACATCAGCCATAGGTATTGCAACAACGTTTAAGAACATTAGGGAAGAAGCAACAGATACGGCGATAGAAGTTGGAGCTAGATTTCAGAGTGGATGGGGAGTGGCTCAGCAGGCGTGGTCTGATGGAGATGGATTCTTTTCCGGAATTTGGCAGGGAATTCAATATGTTTTTGAGCCGGTAAGTGAGTGGTTCTCGAAGAAATTCTCTGCCGCAAAGACGCTTGCGGAAGCTCCTTTTAAATTTATTGGAACTTGGTTTTCTGAGCGTATATCCGATATCCGCAACAGTGTAAAACCTATAGCGGATTGGTTTAGTAAAACATTCCAAAAAGCCTATAGTGGCATCACCAAAATTTTTGATAATATCGGTGGATACTTTGAAAAAGTTGCGGGGTGGATTAGTAAGCCGATTAAGGGAGCGTTGGATGCGGTTCGGAAAGCTGTGAACTGGATTTACAAAAAACTTGGAGGTGACAGCGACCTGATTCCAGCATTTGCAACAGGAACCAACGGGGTTGCTCATGATACATTGGGTGTTGTAAATGACCAATCAGGTAGCACGTATCGTGAGCTGGTTCAATTCCCGAACGGAAAGACAATTATTCCTACGGGACGCAATGTGGTACTGCCTATGCCAAAGGGAACAAAAGTTCTTCCAGCTGGAAAGACAGCAGCTCTTATGCAGATGCAGAGTATGCCACACTTCAAGAGTGGTATTGGAGATCTTATAGGTAGTGCGTGGGAGTCATTCAAAAGCTTTACCGGAAATGTATTTGATTATGCAACGCATCCTAAAAAGTTGGTTCAGTTGGCTATCGACAAGTTTACTGACTTCACGGGGGCGTTAGAACCCGGACTTACTATTGCAAAGACATCCATTAATAAGTTGTTTGATTCAGTGGTTTCCAAAGTCAAGGATCTGTTCAGTGGAACAAGCATGGATTATTCGCCATCCGGTGGAGTTGAGCAGTGGAGAGAACTTGCAAAAAAGGCATTGCAGATGACAAAGCAGTTTTCAGAGGACAATCTGAATGCATTGCTGAAACAGATGCAACATGAGTCAGGTGGAAATCCTTATGCAATTAATAACTGGGATTCCAATGCAAAGAAAGGAACTCCGTCAAAGGGTCTGATGCAGGTGATTGATTCAACCTTTAAAGCGAATGCGTTAGAGGGATACAACTCCAATATTTATGACCCGTTATCCAATATGCTTGCATCTATCCGTTATACAGTATCAAGGTATGGAAGTCTGTATAGCGGTTGGACTGCAAGAGGATACAAAGGATATAAGACTGGTGGAATGCCGCTCAATGGTGAGATTTATGTGGCAAATGAAAATGGATTCGGCTCTGAGTATATCGGAAACATTGGAAATCGCCATGTGGTAGCAAATAATAGCCAAATCGTTGAGTCTGTAAGTTCCGGTGTGGAGCGTGCAAATGATGAGACGAATGCTTTATTGAGAGAGGTTATTGAATATCAGAAAGCAATACTCAGGAAAAACGTGAGTGTAAATATGGATAGTAAGAGAGTTGATAAGCAGATTTCAAAAGCACGCAATAATGCGGGCTTTTCTTTTTCGCCAACTTAGGAGGTGTAGGAGATGGCAGCAAGGCATATATCTAATTTCATACGGATAAATGGAAAGCCGTTTCCAACACCGAAACGGTATCCCAATATGGTAGTTACCACAGCGGTAAATGCTGCTCGAAATGCTAATAATAAGGTTGTTGGTCAGAAAATTGGAAGAGATAACTACAAGATCAACAACCTTGAATGGCCGTACTTGGATGCGAAAACATGGTCCGATATGCTAAAAGAATTTGATAAAAATTATTTTTTCACTGTTCAGTTTTGGGACATGGTAAACAATAACTGGCGAACACTGACTATGTATCCGGGGGACAGGACGGCAGACGTTTTCAAGATCGATTCTGAGGGGAGAGTTCTGTCTTACATAAATTGCAAGGTCAACATTATTGATGCGGGGTGGTAATGAATGTATCAGACTTCACAAGAATATAAAGACTTAATGAAGCGTCCTGTTAGAAATCAATCTTTTATGAAAGTCCAGTTAGGATTGATTAATCAGGATGCTCAACAGTCTGCGGAGCTGCAGGATCAGGAGAAGTATAACGGTTTTTCTGATCCAACATCCCTATACAGTCAGCATACCGTGAAAAGATATGCGACCTATGAAAAAAATATGTTTCGAGCTGATGGTGGAATGTACTTTCTTCCGAGAAGTGAAAATGATTATTCAAAAGATGGAATTACATCGAAGAATCTCTTTGCTGGAACATTTAGTGTGAAATTTGTGTTCGGATGTGGGAAGTCAGACATTAAAGGTCTGACAATTCGGTTTGGAGAAAATTATCCAACTAAATTTACAATCATGACCGATAGTGGTGAAGTGAACCAGTATAATAACGCAAATGCGACATTTGAGACGGACAGCGTATTTGAGAATACGGAATCCATCGAATTGTCGATCATAGAGATGCGTTTCCCAAATAACCGAGTGAGAATTGATTATATTCAGTTCGGACTCGGACTTGAATATGACAACGAATGGATTAAAGAGGCGAGTAGTACAACAAGTTTGTCTGCTATTAATGATGATCTTCCTCAATCAGAATTTTCAATAACCCTTAATAATGATAATCAGATCTTCAACGTGGACAATCCGGCATCTGAAATCAACTTCTTAGAAAGTGGTCAGAAAATCAATGTCTTGATGGGGTATAAATTGGACTCAGGGAGTGTTGAGTGGATGCAGATGCATTCTTTATATGTCCATGAATGGAGTGCTGATGACGAACAAGCAACCATTAAGGCTGTAGATGTATTGCAGTTCATGAGTGATGAGTATCACAAAGGTGAATATTATACGGACGGAATTTCATTGTATGATTTAGCTGAACAAGTGTTTGCTGATGCTGGGATAACGCCTGACGAATACGACATAGACACGTATTTGAAGAAAGTAAAAGTACACAATCCACTTCCAAACGTAACGCACAAGGAGGCATTACAGATCATTGCAAATGCCGGACGTTGCGTACTGGATTATGACAGATATGGACGAATCAGGATCCATTCATTATTCATCCCTGAATGTGAAACAAGTTCCAATGGAACAACTTACTATTCCGATGTGAGCAGTGTCGATGTTCAGAATGAAAAAGATGTTTTTGCAACATATGAAAAAAATGGATGGAAAGCGGATGGGAAATCCTTGTTTCTAAAAAGAGTTGGTGTTTTAAACTCTGGATACGTGAGTGCGGCAATCAGTAAGGATGACGGAACCTTTACGCAAAATCCAGTTATTACACGGACGCTTGAGGCAAAATATAAATCCTATGGACTTTTTATTGAGTTTGGAAATATTCTTCCGAAAAAGTTTATTATACGGACGTACGCTGACAATGTATTGAATGACACACTGGTGATTAGTTCCGGCATCGTTCAGGAATTTGAGATTCAATACGATTTCAAAGAGTATGACAAAATGGAAATCGAATTTACGGAAATGCCATCGAATAGCAGAGTCCATGTAAATTATATCTCCATCGGATCCGAAACGGCGTATAAGATTGAGTATGATGATTTGTATTCTACTCCTATAGGTACGCAGCTTGATAAAGTAAAAAATATAAAGGTTGCAAGATACCTTTACTCAAAAGGCAATACGTTGGATGAGCTTGTTTCTGAAACATTTACCTATGACGGAAATAGCTCTATTTATTATGTTTCTGAGCCGAGTTACGGCTACGTTGCAAGTATTCAGAACGGGAAAAGCGGTCAGTCAGCGTCTATCGTGTCATCAGGTGCTTATTATGTGGAAATTGCCCTGTCAGGTGTTTCTGTTGGGGCAGAGGTGAGCATATCGGTTAGGGGGTATAAATATAACATTTCGACAGCCTATACCGTTCAATCGGTAAATAACCGTGGTAATGATAAGGAATGGAACAACCCGTTAATTTCCGACCTGGAACATAGTAGAGAGCTTGCTGAATGGGTTGGAGATTATTATTCGTCCGGCATAGAATATGAACTTGATTATCGTGGAGAGCCAGCGATAGATTGTGGAGACACGATCCGGCAGGAAAATAAATATGATTCCTCTCTGCAAGCTGTGGTTGAAGAGTCTCAGATTTCATATGATGCCGGAGCTTTGAGTGGTGGACTCAGAACAAGGAGAAAAGGAAATGTGGAAAGAGCCAAAAACAGATTGGTCTGAAAGCGATTACTTCAATTACGAAGATTACAACCGAATCAAAAACAATATAGCGTACCTACAGGGAGTTGCACTAACGCTATATGCTGATGTTTCAATGAAAGAAATGGGGAGCGATAAAGCAAGTTATGCAGACTTTCCGTATGCGGACGAATTTAATTCCCTAGAGGATAATTTAGAATCGCTAATGAATGATACGTTTGCTTTTGCTGATACGGATAAAAAAATGTGGATAGACAACGGCAGAACACCGTCCTACGAAGACTTGAACAGACTGGAAAGCTCCTGCCTTGCTTTTTACAATGGCTATACCACACAAAAGCTGACGCAGCAGAGGTTATCTATTGTGCTGGGGCGAGTTCAGTCAGCGATAAAATGTTAGGAGGGTTAGGAGATGCAATATACACCATTATCTTTAGACTTTAAAGATGAGATATTATCAAGCGTAAATACGCAAAGAAAATATCGTCAGACTATCAATACTGACGGGACAATTTCTTTGGAAGATTTGACTGCGTATGCTCAAAAAGGAACAGTCTATGGAGCAAAAGAGATAATAGAAGAAAGAAAGGCATTGAATGATATCCATGCGAATAAGATTGTATCCTTGAGTGAAGTGAGCCTTGTCACGGAAGAGGGATATTTTGTTGATGCAAAAGCTGTAAAGGAATTGTATGACATGATTACCCCTGTCAGCTACGCACAGTCAATGTTTCATATCCAGCCATTTTATAACGTATCTGCGTTTTCGGCTTACAAAATCGGCAGGGAGGTACATTTCAATGTATCTCTCAATGCTAAAAGCGGAACTACATTAATTGCTAACAACTTGTATGGCATCAATTCGGAGGCTATTCCAGCAGAGCTTAGACCCACTGTAGCAACGCACATCCAGTGCGTAGGATGTTCGCAGAGTTGGGGAAACGGAGTTGCTGTGATGTCGTATGTTGATACTACGGGCGTTATTTATTTCTCCACACCAGCGGTAAGGGATTTTTATAAATTCCATGGCGTATGGATTGCAAAATCGTAGCGAGGAGGCACATATGAATATCTTATTTTTGGACAAAATGAATCTTGTTAATGGCTCCGTGTCTGTGATTGCAAGTAATCTGATACAGATTACAGGATGCGATCAGAATCTTTCCGGCTTTTATCTTCTTAATGATGCTGGAAACGTTTACGGAAAATACGAAGATTTCACAACATTGTATCGGGTGTTTGATGATGGGTATATTCTTTCCAATGACGGGAGCGTGTATGAAGAGCCTGAACCAGTTCCAATTATGCCGGAAACGCTTGAAGAAGTGATAGAATCGAAAGTAATTGAAATGAATGATACGCAGCAGGCATTAATTGCACAAGGGATTGATGTTGTTCTATCCGATGGAAGTACCGAACATTTTACGTTGACAGAACACGACCAGACAAGCCTCGTTGGACTGCAAGCACAGGTTATGGCAAGAGAAGAAAATATTCCGTGGCACACGTCTGATGAGGACAAACATTGCAAGTTCTATAGCAATGAGGACATGGCTAGGATTACATCAAAAGCAATGGGATATGTTACATGGCATGTTACTTATTTTCGTGACCTGAGAATTTATATTCGATCACTGAAAAACAAAGAAGAGGTTGAACGAGTTGTCTATGGAATGGATATCCCGGTCAATTATCAGTCTGAGCCGCTGAAAGCAATGCTGGCTCAAAAATCATGAGGAGAATAAGACCGCTGATTTTATTTGGGATTGGCGGCCTTATTTATATGCTACTTGAGGTTGTTGCACGAGGACGAACCCACTGGACAATGTTTATTGTTGGTGGCGTAGCGTTCTTTTTGATTGGGTGCATCAATGAAAAATATCGCAGCATGGCACTTGCGAAACAGATGGTTATAGGGTCGGCAGTGATTACATTATTGGAGTTTGTGTGCGGTTGCATCGTAAATCTATTGCTTGGCTGGAATGTATGGGATTACAGCAATATGCCATTCAATCTGCTGGGGCAAATCTGTCTTCCGTTTTCGATTTTGTGGTTTCTTTTGTCTGCCATTGCAGTTGTTCTTGACGATTGGATTCGACATCTGCTGTGGGGAGAAGAAATGCCAAGATATAAATTATTTTAAAAATATTTGTAGATGAGAGAAAGACAATGGGGTATACAAAAGCATGAAAATCAAAGTAGTAAATCAGCGGCTCTATCTTGAGCCACCTGAGACAGCAGAGGGAACAAGGGAGTATCTGAAAGCAGAGTTCAGCTTCTCAGAGGAATGGGATGGAATGACGAAGACGGCTTTCTTCCGGGGAGCAGACGGGGAAAATCATCCGAAACTTCTGGAAGATGATACCTGCACTGTTCCGGCAGAGGCTCTTACCGCACCGGGACGGGTCGGGGTATCCGTATCCGGGACGCTAGGCGAGACGGTTATCACGACCGATATCAAGAGCTTTACGGTTCCGGCTACTCTTTCCGGTGGTACTCCATCCAATCCTGAGCCGACAGTATGGCAGCAGATTCTTGAAAAGGTGGACGAGACACGGCAGATCGCCCAGTCAGTCCGGGATGATGCGGATGCCGGAAGGTTTGCCGCCAGTCCTGAGATGGTGGAGCAGGCAGTCAGCGTGTATATACAGGCGGCATTGTCACCGGAAATGCACCGGAACATCTTCCGGGGTAAACATCTGGGAGAATCGATCACGGAGGAGCAGCTGGAAGTCATCCGGGATGGAAGTTTTGCGGATTTGTATGTTGGTGACTACTGGGAGATAAATGGAGTGAAATATCGGATAGCAGACGTAAATTACTGGAAAAATGTAGGTTATCCGGAATCAGAAAAAGTACAAAAACCCCATATATTAATAGTCCCGGATACTGTGTTAGGGAGCGGACAGATGCATACAAGCAACAGTACGTACGGTGGTTATAGAAATTCGGAAATGAAATCGACTCGATTGAATAATATAGCGAAAACATTGCCGGATACATTTAAAAGTTTATTGCTAACTCATAGAATGTTTTCCGATGGAGCTTGGATAAATGCGTCCGTGGATCTCATGAGTGAAGTAATGGTGCATGGAACTTATATTTGCACTGACAATAGTAATAAGCAGACATCCGATACACAACAGTTAGCACTGTTCCGGCTTGCTCCTGAATTGAAGACTATTGGTGTAAACTATTGGTTGCGGAATGTAGCAGGATCACAGACATACACCTTGATATCGCAATACGGCGATGCTAGCAGTGATATGGCTACAAGCACTTATGGGGTTCGCCCGGTGTTTGCAGTAGGATGAAAGGAAAGTGAGGAATATGAAAAAGATGGACAAGTTATTTAATGAAATCAGCATTGTGTTTGGATTCCTGGGTGGAGTCCTTGCGTACTTTTTAGGAGGATGGGATGTACTGCTTAAGACGATCGTGTGTCTTGCAGTGCTGGATTATGTTACGGGAGTGCTAAAAGGGATCTATTTGAAGCAGCTTTCGTCCGAAACGGGATTTCGTGGATTGCTGAAAAAGATCGTGATGTTTATTGTGATCGCTGTGGCTTACCTGATTCAGATGCTGATCGGTGGCACGATTCCACTCCGGGAAGTGGTAATCACATTTTACATTTGCAACGAAGCGTTGAGCCTGTTGGAAAATGCAGCGGTATTTGTTCCGATCCCGGAACGGCTGAAAGATGTACTTTTACAGTTGAGAGATTCAGATAAGGAGGAAGAATAATCATGGCAACGATTAATGTAGTAGACGTATCGTATCATCAGGGAACTATTAACTGGGAGAAAGTTAAGGCAGCCGGATATCATGTAATCATCCGGTGTGGCTACGGGGATGATCTGACCTCTCAGGATGATACACAGTGGAAGAGAAATGCAAATGAATGTACCAAGCTGGGGATTCCGTTTGGTGTTTATATTTATTCGTATGCAAAGACAACTGCACAGGCAGAGTCAGAGGCAAGACATGTACTGAGACTGGTGAAAGGATATAAACTTTCATATCCGGTATTTTATGATCTGGAAGAATCGGGAACGCAGAACGGTGCGGTTGACCGTATGAAGAAATTCGCTGCACTGATCGAAGCAGCAGGATATAAGTGCGGAGTGTATTGTAATAAATCATGGTGGGATAATTACTTGAGTTCGCTGGGGACAAGATATCCACTGTGGATCGCACGCTATAATAGTACACTTGGGATGAAAGCCGATATGTGGCAGTACAGCTCCGATGGAAGTGTTCCGGGCATTAGTGGACGGGTAGATGTTAATTATTGCTATCGTGATTTTCCGGCAGAAATCACAGGGATCAGCAAGCCGTCACAGCCTGCATCCAGTCCCAGTGCAGTCGTGCCGATTGGAACAACATTGCAGCTTGTGGTAGATACGCTGTCAGGCAAGTATGGTAATGGCGATACACGCAAGGCAAAGCTTGGCAGTCGTTACTCCGAGGTGCAGACATTTATCAATCATATCGCATCCGCATCAGTCTCCACGCTTGCTGCAGAGACAAAGGCGGGAAAATATGGCAATGGTGATACCCGTAAGACGGTACTCGGAAAACGGTATGCAGAAGTGCAGAAAGTAATCAACGGAAGTGGATCAGGAACATCTGCTGTATGCTATACGGTAAAATCCGGTGATACCCTGTCAAAGATTGCAGCAAAATACGGCACAACCTATCAGAAGATTGCAGCGTTGAACGGCATCAAAAATCCGAATAAAATTTATGCCGGTCAGAAACTCAGGGTGAAATAAAAGTAGGGTACTGGAATTAAATTCCTTTACATCATAGAAGGCTACATATAAAAGTGTAGCCTTTTCATTGAAAAATCAGACCGTATCGGATATAATATAAAATCGCATACATAAATTTAAGAGAGGAAAGCTTATAATGAGTATAGTTGAGGAATTATCCGGTTCTGAGAGTCTTGAAATAGAGGCACCGACCACTGAGCCGGAGCGTCAGTATTATTTTATTGAAAAAGCACGAAAGTATGTAAAGGAGATGTCTGAAAAGCTGGGACGTCCTTTAACCGCGAGTACCGTAACCTTTGGTTGTCAGATGAATGCACGCGACTCCGAAAAACTGGTCGGTATTTTAGAGCAGATCGGTTATGTGGAAGAACCGGACGAGGAGAAAGCAGATTTTGTTATTTATAATACCTGTACTGTCCGGGAAAATGCAAACTTAAGAGTTTACGGACGCTTGGGACAGCTTGGAAGGATCAAGAAAAAAAATCCGCATATGATGATCGCTTTATGTGGCTGTATGATGCAGGAACCGGAGGTTGTAGAGAAACTGAAAAAGAGTTACCGGTTTGTAGACCTGATCTTCGGCACACATAATATATACAAATTCGCAGAGCTTCTTACGAACAGCATGCAGTCTGACCGGATGGTAATTGATATCTGGAAAGATACAGATAAGATCGTTGAAGACCTTCCGGTTGAGAGAAAGTATTCTTTCAAATCCGGTGTTAATATCATGTTCGGCTGCAATAATTTCTGCAGTTACTGTATTGTACCATATGTGCGTGGAAGGGAACGCAGCAGAGACCCGAAAGCGATCGTACGTGAGATTGAGCGTCTCGTAGCAGACGGAGTTGTGGAGGTTATGCTTCTGGGACAGAATGTCAATTCCTATGGAAAGAATCTGGAGCATCCGATGACATTTGCACAGCTTCTTCAGGAGATTGAAAAAATCGAGGGACTGGAGAGAATCCGGTTTATGACGTCCCATCCAAAAGATCTGTCGGATGAACTGATCGAAGTGATGAGCAGATCCAAAAAAATCTGCAGGCATCTGCATCTTCCGGTTCAGTCAGGAAGCAGCCGGATTTTAAAGAAGATGAACCGCCACTATACAAAAGAGCATTATCTTGAGCTTGTAGACAAGATTAAAAAAGCGGTACCGGATATCTCTCTTACGACAGATATTATTGTT